CTGGGGCCACAGGAGGCCCGTATACGGCACAGAAAGACGCCCTCAGTACCTAGTACTAGGGGCGCCCTGAAAGGGCCTCAGATGAGCCCAGAGACCTTCAGATCCGCATACCGCTGGTCAAGCCTAGGGATGACGGCCTCGGTATCGACAGTCCCCGGGCACTGGAGCAACCACCGCACCACGGTGCCCGTCTGACCCGTGCGATGCAGCCGGCCCTGTGCCTGCACGCAGCGCACCACCGACGGATCAAGCCCGACCCACACTTCATGACGACAGACCCGCTGCAACCCGTCAACACCTTCGGCGACAGCGGGGATCACCGCGCACAACACCTGCGGGCCGTCCTTGTCGAGGAACTGTTTCCAGTCGTCCTTGTGCTCGCCGTCAACGCGCACGCACGAGTAGCCGGCTTTCTCCAACTGAGCAACCAACGGGACCTGAAATTTCTTCGACGGCGAGTACACGACGAGCTTCTCATCACCGATGTCTCGCAGAATGTCCAACAGCGCCGTGATCTTGCCGCTCCGAGAGCCCGGATCGAAATACCATTCGTCCTCACCACCCTGCACGGGGCGTACGCGCATCTGGCCCAGCGTCGCCTGCCTGAGTCTCATGTCGCGCGTCACCGGTAGTCCGACGACAGCGGGATGATCACCCATCCACGCCACCGCCTCATCACGCAACTGTTTGTACTGCCTGCGCTGCTCCGCAGTCATCGCGCAGTCCACGCGGCAGATATCCACCGGTGGCAGCGCGCCGGCGACGTCCTCGATTCGCATGTCCTGCCACTCGCCCCGCGCCCGATGACCTTTCGACAACAGCCCCGGTCGCTTCTCCGCGCCGTACGTCACCGAGTACGGCCCACCGAAATAGCACGGCTCACTCGTGAAGAACGCCTGTGCGAATTTCGTGAAGCCCGGGTATTTTTTGGGCCACAAGAACTTCAGTGCCCCGTAGATATTCACGGGCTGACCGCCCGCCGGCGTTGCGCTCAACGCCAGACGGTGCCGCGCCTTCACCTTGCACAGCACTTGCGACGTGACCGTTCGGAAATTACAAGCCCGGTGAATCTCATCTCCGATCACCCAATCGAACTCAACGCCTCCGAGCACTCGCGTCGTCGCCTTGCTCTTCACCCGCCCCGCGCGTGCGTCGTAGCCCTTCCTCTTCGACACGCTCGCCAGTAGTTCCCAACCGATGAACGACACACCCCGGGGCTTGTCGCCGTTCAACAGCCGTTCAAACGCCTCGCGTTCAGTCTTCCTGCGCTTGCTCAGCACATTGAACTTAACTTCGCCATTGGGCCAGACCTGACCCACCGCACGACGCCAACCGCTCTCCGTGCGCAACGGTGCGACTACGAGTATCGACAGATCCTCGGGGCTTCGCTCCGCCTGTCGTGCTGTCCGATCAATAACCCACAGCGACATAAGCGTCTTGCCGCACCCTGTTCCCGCGCTCACAAGGCCCGTGCCGCCCGCAGCCACAAGGCCGTGGACGGCGCGTTCCTGAGCCTCAACCGGCTCAATCATCGATGCTCCTCACCCACGCGTACGCCTCACTGGCCATGCGACGGACGTCATCCTCATCCTCGGGCAGCATCTCGTCATAGGGCGTCCACTCCCCGGTTCCGATCCGGTGCTCCAGTTCGATCCGGCCCTCCCCGTAGCCGACACTCTCGTAGTACGCCCTACGGCTCAGGTTGTACGTGATAGAGGATCGTGTCCACACGGTCATCTGGTCATCGGACGAGCGCACGGCCCAGTCGTCCTCCGCAGTCTCCACGGCCACAGTCTCAACCCATGCTTCGACCATCGCGTCTTTCGCGCACTCAGTCATCGCATCGATCACAGCGTCCGCATCGTCGGAAGCATCGCCATCGAGGAAGTCCCCACTCTCCGGGTTGCACACCGACCACACGAACGCACCATCCCCGTCATAGTAGCCCCGCACCGTCACGTCTCCCCATGTGATCGTCCATGAGTCGTGCACGTCCTGCGACCCGAGAACGTCAAAGACCTCGCCCCGGTGCTCCAGCCACGACACAACTTCGTCGCGAATATCCTCATCGCACCAATGCTGCCACTCCATCGTCGTGTGCGCCGCATCTTTGACCGCGTCCTCCAGGTGCGAGTATCCGTCCGTATCGAATGGCGTACCGTCCACCGCGACGTTCACCGCGACCCAGTCCTCCGGCCCATCGCCGTACGAGTCGCGCAGCCACTCGACATCGACAGACCCCATGCGCAGCCATCCGCGCGTGTCGTCATTGCTCCAGCCGCAATCGACCTCGCCCCCGAGCGCATACGCCTCGTTGGTCCAATCCAGCATCCTGCATGTTTCCTCAACAGCATCCGCGATCTTCTCGTTCATGGTTCTCTCCTCTGCCTTTCGTAAGTGCGCGTGTGCTCAGTTCTCGTGTGCAGCGGCGTAAAGGTACTCCGCTGCGATCTCGACGTCGGCCTCGTCGATGATCCAACCTTCGGCCTCATCATCATCGATGTCGTAGTAGTCGTGCGGCCAGTCCTCCAGCACGACACGCGCCGTGCTCTCGTCGTTCATGATGATCGCCCCGCGCGCCGGTGACCGCCTTCCGGTCCACTGCGTCTTGCTCATCCTCGGTTCCCCCTGTTGGTCCGGGCTCTGCGACAAGCCCTCCTGCTGTTGTCGATATCCACTCTAACTACATCGGGTCGTCCGGGTCAACCTCTCACCCTGTGATACTCATCACGGTCCACACCTCCCCGTCCGGCGTCTCATCCGGAAGCCTCCTCATGTCCCCACCGAGCCTGGAGACCACCGTGCTCGCCATCCTCAGCCACGACAGCATCTCGGTCCACTGGAGCATGTACAGTTCGTCCTCCTCGTCAACGCCCAGGGCCTCGACAACGGCCCGCACATCCGACGGGTCAACGGCCGTACCTCCGCGCGTCACGAGTACGCGCCCCCCGTTCACCGCTCGTCACCCTCTCCGCTCAGCATCATCATCTCGACGGCCCGCATGATCACGGGCCCCGGTACGCACGACAGGTCCCCGCCGTTGCGCCTCCTCAGTTCCATCAGCGCCTCGTCCCTGGTCATGTCTCCTCCTTCTCGCTACCGGGCAGGGCCCCTCCCTTCCGGCTTCGAGTCCTACTCTCCTACATCATGTCGTCCCCGTCAAGCCCTCTTCCTATGGCCCCGCTCACACTCCTCTTAACATGAACACCTCTTCATGTTAAGTCCTCTGACCTCTGTGCACTAGCCCATCGGGACCAAGGTCCTATGAAGGCTGACTACCTAGTGACGACATGGCTCAAGCCCAAGTTGGGACGAAGGTCCTATGTAGATCAACTTGTATGCACAAGTGGAGGATGCTCGGGCCGACACGGACGGGGAGATGTAGGTACATCCCGGGGAGGGTGTCCTAGGAGTACGACAGGCCCGTGATTGCAATGGTTTTGTATCGAACGGGTGTTCGAAAGAGGGATTCGACAGGGGGGGGATCGGGGCGAAAGTAGGTCCGAAATCGGCCCAAAATACTAGACACTGTCTAGTTACCCGCCCATCGTACTATATAATATATATATTTATATTATATAAATATTATATACAGAATATAATGATAGTAGTATAAATACTTGGTATCTACTATAGTATCTTGTACCATACATTAATGTCATAGTAGTATAATATTCTATACTACTCTTATATATTCTGAGTACGATATATACAAATGCATACATAGGGTATATAGGGGGTTCTGGTTCGCCATCGCCCGTGTCGTTGCTCGATCGATCGTCTCGCCGTTCGAACACGAGAACAAAACACAAGACAATGAACACACATTCGTCTTCGCCCCTGTCGATGCCACCCCACGGGCCGTGTCGGGCCCCGTAGGGACACACCGCACCCGGGTACGGGTACCCCCGTCCTGTCGTCCCCGGCTACCGTCCCACCTCAGATGCCCCTGAGACGCGTTGTAAGCCATTCTGAGACGATTTCAGCCCCTTGCCAGTGCAGGACACTGAGGAGAGGTCTAGAGGCCGTCTACGGGCCTTACAGCACGTCAGCCCCCCCCTGTGCACGACACAGCACGCTGAAGCACGACAGGACACGAAGCACCACGGAGACTGAACAGCCCCTCTCGCCCGTGTCGTCAGAGCCACGAGGGTTGCGATCTTAACAGCGTTAACGAGATAGAAATCACACCACACGAAGCCGTTTTCGACGGCGAAGGAAATCGGTTGCTACCAGTGACGGGGCGGGGGGAGGGGGTGCGACCCCACACGCCCGCACGAGGAGGTGCCCCGGCAGAGGGTCTCCCGCAGGAAATCAACGCTATGGAGTTGTCAACGAACCTGGTTCCGGCCCTGTCGGCTCTTGCTTCCGATCCTCCTTTCTATAAATAAGTATAGGGCCAATCCTCACCCCGGTCAACCCCTTCAGTGTCGTGTTACCCGTTCGTAACATTAGGGCTGTGCTAGGCTTATGCATTTAACCGGTCGGGTATGACACCACCCCTGTCGCTACTACAAGACGACAGGGGTGGTGCTGGTCGAGGTCAGTCGAGTTGAACCACTATGAACAGGTGGTCGGCGTCGAAGTGCGACCGCAGGCGATCGATCGGGCGATTTGAGTCAACCGGCTTTAGCTCGATCTCATAGCCGTGGAACTTCGATTTCCAAGCCAGCGTCACTTCGTAGGCGGTGCTGTAGTCCCGTACGATGTCACCCGGAACCAAGCGTTCGGCTTTGATCAGCACGGGTTTCTCGTCCAAAGTATTCACCTCCTTCCTTTCAAACGGCGACGGGAGCCTTGATGGTGCCGTGGTGCCGGTAGCCCTCGGAGGCGTCGATGTCGTTCATGCGGTAGTCATCGATCGAGGCCGCCCTCTTCAGCCGCAGGCGGGGGAACGGGAAGATCTCGCGAGACAATTGCTCCTTCACCTGCTCGACATGGTTGTCGTAGATGTGGCAGTCGCCCCCGGTCCAGATGAGCTCTCCAACACAGAGATCCGTCTGCTGAGCGAGCATGTGGGTGAGCAGGGCATAGGAGGCCAGATTCGTCGGTAGACCCAAAAAGAGATCCGCTGATCTTTGATACATCGAGCAGGAGAGGCGACCGGCGTTGACGAAGAACTGGATCACGACGCCGTGGCAGGGCGGAAGAGCCATGAAGGGTGTTGCGGCTGGTGACCAGAGGTTGATGATGTGTCGGCGCGACATCGGGTCGTGCTTCAAGGAGGCGATAACCTGCGCCAGTTGATCCACCTGGTTGTAGCGGAGAACCATGCCCTCTGGTGCGATCATCCGCTCGAAGTCGGACCAACCATGGTGCTTGTGCAGAAGTCCGGTTAGACACCGATGTACGGCTGAGGGGTTCAAGCCCTCGTTCCGTTGGAAGGATCCTATGGAAGGGCGCATGACTCGGTCGCCATTGGGGGAGGTCGCCAGAACGGGAGTCGAGTTGACACGGTTGACGTCCTGAGCGGTGCGGGAGGCCCACATGCAGGTGTCAGGCCCATAGCGGTTAGATGCGTGCAGGATGTCCTTGTCGAGCGAGTACTGATCCGGGTACTCCAGCTTCATGACCCAACCCGGGATTGTTGCAGCATCCTGTTGGAAGTTGGCGAAGCAGTGCCAACGAGCATCGACATGGACTCCTCGGGCTCCATACCTTTTGTAGCTCTTGCACCTGGGTTCGTAGCAGCGCCGGATCATCTGACGCCAGATGTTAACCAACCAGTGGTATTCGGGGGCCGTGAAGTCCGCATTGCCATAATAACCGACCCCGTACGTGTCGCGCAGGTTCACGTCCTTGCCATGGTGCAGAATCCCGCTCATGGGGAGTGACTCGATCTCCGGAGGGTCGAAGACCCAGGGTTTGACAGGCTGAACCAGTGCCGACAGGCGCATTTGCCGTCCGTAGACAGGACCCAGGTCGCCATCTTGATCGGCCCAGGGCGCCCACCAACCCGCCCCGAGTTCGCGGAGACGGGGTTCCGAGGTGGAGCCTTCGAGCTGCCAGAGGAGCTCGGCCTTGACGGGCTTCATGGGGACGTACTTGGTGGTGATCCGTGGGAAGCCCTTCGACAGGTTGTAGCGCAGCTGACGGCCGAAGACGGAGCGGGTGCCGACGCCGGTGCGATCCTGGCGAGGCTCACCGTTGTCGAGGACGTCCTTCAGCAGGCGCTCGTACTGATCGTTGATCTCGGGCATCAGAACAGACCTCCTCGATCAACGACCTTCTGTACACGTTCGAACGGACCGCGTCTGAAGGTTGCTGGTAAGCCGTACCTGTCGCGGTATTCGATATACGTGCCCCCGAAGCCGTCGGACCGAGTAAAAGTAACTTGAACGACTCCATCGATCTCGTGAAGGATTTGATCGCAGGGCATGACCTGCCAGGGAAGAACCACTTTCGTTTGCATCAGAACAGCGCCTCTTGAGTGCCCCAGTAGATGACCCGATCAAAGGCGTCGTAGGTGTCGAGGCGGGGGTTCTCGTTCGCGAGATCAGTGGTGTGTATGGCGTAGGACTCCCGCTTGTGCGAGTTGTAGTCGATTCGGGTGATGAGTCGGCTCTCCCTGTTCTTGAAGAGGAGGATGTCGCCGACACGGCAGTTGCGGGCCTGCTTGGTGGGCATCAGAGGTTCCTTTCGTGGTTGATCGCGGTGAGTCCGCGCTGAAGCATGAGGCGGCCCTGGAGCCGGCCGACGGCTTCAGTCATCAGCGGCTCCATGTTAGTTCTCCTTCCAGGCGAGGGCCTTCATGCGGAAGCGGTCGGTGTCGCCGTTATCGGGCTCCCAGTAGTCAACGTCGTCGGCGACTGCGAGCGACACGGGCTCGAAGTCAAGGCGCTCCCGCATGTCGATGAGAGCGGAGTCGTCGTAGAGCTCGCGTTCCGTGTCGGCCCTGAAGACGATCAGCGCGTTGTCGTCGAACTGTTCGAGGTGCTGTTTGAGGTCTGCGATGGTGATCATGGTCGGTTCCTTTCAGTTGGTTCGGGTGATCGGTACGGATGAGCGGACGACGATCGGTGCGCGTCTGCGAGTGTCGAGGTGTTCGATGTACAAGGCGTCGGTCTGGTTTATCGATATCAGTTCATAGTCGCAGCTCGACAGCGAGACGAAGTCGCCGGGGCGTAGTAGACGATGACGTCCTCGAACTTGGTGGGGAGTGTCATGGTTGATTTTCCTCTCAGTAGTAGATGCGGGTGACTTCGTCGTTCCAACGGAAGAGCTGCCTGGAGAGCTCGCCCGAGCCTTCCTCCTCGGTGCTGAGGCAGAACCCGACCTCGTTGCCCAGAGGGACCAGGCTCTTGTCGAGAACCTCGAACTCCTTGTCATCGAGACGGATGTACCAGACGGGTGCGACCTCTTCCATGTCAGCTCCTTCGGTTGGTGCTTCCAGCATAGAGATGTATCAGGCGTACGTCAAGCCCCAGGTTCGTTACGCTTGGATCACGACGACGAGAGGAGGTCGTATGGGCAACGTGGCGCACTATGCAGCCGCCTGCGCGCGGTACTACGCGATGGCGGACGTGGGGTACAGCCAGCCCGACAGGTGGACGTTCTACGACAGGAGCGACTGGGACGGTTGGTTGGTCAGGTCCCCGGCGAACGCGGACTGCTCGGCGCTGGTGTCGGGGTGTTACAACATCGCCGCGCACCATGAGTGGGGCGAGCCGTTCACCGCGGGGTACTTCCCGCGCGATACGTGGACGGGGAACATCCGGGAGTACGCCCTGGAGCGTAATTTCGCCGATATCAGCGACTCGTGGGTAGGTAACGTACCTACCGGGGGCTGGTACACGGGCGACATCGTGCTGTCGGAGGGCGCGAGTGGTGGTCGAGGCCATGTGGCGATGATCATCAATGGTGGTTCCGGACCCGACAGCGACGGGGCTCTGCTCGCCGAGGCATGGATCGCCGAGGACGGCAGCATCGACGGCTGGGAGGGCGACCAGACGGGTGACGAGGTTCGCATTATCGCGTACAACGACCATCCGTACACCCAGCAGGCCGCTTGGACCCACGCTCTGAGGCGCAGGGACAACCCGAGCCCGCTCACCGGGGGCGACGGGAGCGCTTCCGCACCCGCCCCGGCCCCACGGGCGAGCGGAAACGAGAGCGTTCAGGCCGCGGTGCTGAGGGCCGCGGACGACGTGGGGCTGCACTGGGCGGTGGCGCTGGGTCTGGCCGACCAGGAGAGCAACTGCACGAACGTCTACGGCCATGATGTGGGCGGGGCGTGCTCGGGTTGGGGCGAGGTGACGAGGGACAACTTCCTGAACCACTTCCTGCCCGCGGTGCTGGACTGGGAGACCAGCAATGGTGTGGGCCCGACACAGGTGACGTACAACGGGTACTTCATCAATGAGCCCGACAGGGCGTGGTGGGACCCGCACGAGTCGAGCGTCGTGGGGTTGTCGATTCTGAGGGACTACCTCGGGGGCGACTACAGCGCCGACAGCATCCGGAGGGCCGGCAGCCGGTACAACTGCGGCAATGAGAGCGATCAGTACTGGGGTTATGGCGAGAGCCTGCTCCAGCACGTCAACAGCTGGTGGTACTCGGAGCGCCCCAGCGGTGGAACAATGGACGAGGTTGAGAGGATCATCATGGCCAACGGCGACGACATCGTGAACGCGATCAACGCGGTTCGCGGGGAGCTGCGGTACGGCAAGGCGAATGAGCGCCAGGCCGGGGACGTGATCTGGGGCGTGGAGCAGAACAGGCTTCTGCTGACCCAGGCCGTCGCGGCTCAGAAGGAGACCAACGGGCTCATCAAGGAGCTCGTCGAGGCGATCAAGAAGGGGAAGTGAGGATGCTCACCACGATTCAGAAACCCGAGGTCCGCAAGGCGGCCTACGGCGTTGTCGCGGCGATTATGGCGCTGCTGATGGCGCTAGGACTCATCAAGGCGGACACAGCGGCGCAGTACCTGGACTCCATCAGCCAGGTCGCCGGTGTCGTGTTCCTGCTCATCGCCCGCTACTTCGTGCCCTCGCCCGAGGAGAAACCCGCTCCTGCGGCCGCGGTGACCCAGGACGGCGAGCTCGAGCGTCCAACTGTGATCAACCCCACGCGCTATGGTGCGGGGGACGGCCCCGAGAAGGCGTGATATACTGAGGCCCTTCCTTTCTGAGAGGTTTGGGTCGGAAGAAGCCCCCGAGGTCGGTGAGGACTTCGGGGGCTTCTTCTTGTCACTTGGCGGAGTAGCGACCTCGGATCTTGGAGGGGTTATAGCCGCCCCAGATGTTGCCATGGTCGTCCACGACGACAGGAGCCGAGGTGTAACCGGCCTGGACGGCCTTAGCAAGGATATCCTGGCAGTCGGCGAGGGCTCGCTCGACGTAGGGGACACCCATCTTGTCGGCGTACATCTTGGTCATGCGGCACTGCTGGCAATTGGGCTGGGTGTAGATGGTGAGCATCAGTTCTCCTCTTCGATGGTGATGAGTCGGATGTGCTTCGCAAGCTCGTACTTATCAACGATGCTGTACTCGAAAGCGGAGCCATTGTCGATGAGGGTGATCACATCTCCATAGTGGGCAACGTCACCGTTCTCCAGGGGGAGCGAGCCATCGCTGCGGACTGAGGAGCCCACGTAGTCCGCGACGATCTCCTTGTGCGCACTGGTGTAGATCGACACGGCTAGGACATCGAGCATCTTGTCGTCGCAGGGCTCGATAGCGAAGATCGGGACAGTGACGCAGCGGAACAGGTAGCCGGGGTTGCGGAGGACCTCGACGCGGGTGAGGGGGCCGTCGCTGAGGTAGGGCTTGATGAGCAGGCTGGCGACGTGCTCGCCGTCAATGGTGAGGCGCTGCTCACTCACGACATGGAGCGAGTTCGTGTAGATGATGAGGTCGCCGACCCAGAGCTCATCTGCGGTCTTGAAAACGGATTGCATGCCGGTTCCTCTCGGTTGATTGGACGGCTCCAGTATAGCCCGATCGACAGGGGCGGGGCGATAGACTGCGAGTGAGTAATACCATCTTGACTTCAGGAGTCTGCGATGCTAGGCACTGAGCCGCCCCAGGCGCCCTATGCGAGGGTCGTGGGGCAGATTCTCACGCCGGACGACATGCGCCCGGCCGGCGACGTCACGGTCGTCTTCACGTATGGGCCCTATGTCGTCTCCTACGGCACGGCCTACATCGAGCGCAGGGTCGAGGTGGGGGTGGACCCGTCCGGGGCGCTCTACGACCCGGCCACGGGCAAGAACTACGTCGATCTGATCGCCCCGGGCGCCGGTGTTACGCCCACGGGGCAGTGGTTGTGGCACATCGATGTCGTCGCGAGCGGGGACTACCTGCTTCAGGGCGATCTGGCGCTTCGACAGGGCACGGTTGTGGACGTTGCGAGCGTCCTGACGAACGGGGACGGCATGCTGGCCAACCCGTTCGCCCGTCAAAGGCCCGCCGCAGGGGGCGCGGGGGCCGCCGATCCGGCGCTACCGGGTCCGACACCGCCCGCGGGGGACCTGGCGGGGCTCATAGCGCGTGTTGAGAACCTCACACAGGCCCTGAATGGGCTGAGGACCGAGATTGCGGACAACAAGAGGGCGATCGACGAGCTGAAGGCGCAGCCCCCGGGCGGCGGGGACGGCAATGAGGTCGAGATGATCGACAATGGCGACGGAACAGTGACGTACAAGGACAAGTCTGTGCCGCAGGGCACGCCGGAGGGCTGAGGAATGGCTAAGCAGTTCGTGGGGAAGGCCACAAGTTACACGGCCGAGGGGGCGGACGCCCGGTTCATCGACAACGACGAGCAGACGCAGGCGCTCAACGCGCTGCGGAATGAGGTGCCCGGTCTTGCGGATGCAAGAATCGAGGCCCGCATCGAGGCGTACAAGCAGGAGGTCAACGCGAAATTCGCCCTCAAGAGCGCTCTGGACGGCCTTCTGAAGGCTGCGGACGCCGCTGCGACCTACGCCCCCAAGGCGGCGCTGGAAGGGCTCCTGAAGGCTGCTGATGCCGCTGCTACGTATGCGTCCAAGGGCGACCTGGCGGCGGCCAAGGAGGCGCTGGAGAAGGGCCTGAAGGACAACTCGGACGCTGACGCGAGGCGCTGGAGCATCATCAGCGCCAACAAGACGGATGTCGCCGACCTGAAGACCCGGGTGAAGGCCCTTGAGGACAAGCCCGCAGCCCCCGGCGGCCAGGGCGGAGGTGTGCAGGCGGGCGACACGGGCTGGGTGGACATCGCTCAGGATCAGGTCGGCGCGGGGCAGTACCAGTACCGTGTTGTCGGGGCTACGATGTTCTTCCGGAAGAAGGGCGATGAGTGGAGGGCGCTCCCGAAGCCTGCGACGCCCGTGACGCACATCGCGACGCTGCCGCAGACCTACGGGAAGCTGGAGCGGGCGAGCACACTGGTCGTCAAGAAGGGCGACCCGAAGCAGGGCAAGGGCGATGAGTGGACCTCGGACGGCTCGATGATCGAGATCTGGCCGAACTGGACCGTGAAGTACACCTGCATGGACCTTCAGGGCACTTACGCCATGGACCTGCTCAAGACCACGGTCGAGAAGCCGCTGCTCACCCCGGCTCAGCCCGGCGGCGGGGTCACCGAGGAGAAGCTCAACGAGCTCAAGACCAGTCTTGAGATGAAGCTCAACGCGGCCACGTCCGAGATCGCCTCCACCAAAGCCCGCATGTCCGGGGTGAGAGACAAGGTCACGATCCTTGAGACCACGGTCGGGGAGCACACCAGCAAGATCGCCGCGTTGGAGAACAAGCCGGGCGGCGGTGCAGGTACGGGTGCGACAGTGCTGGTGCTCGGGCCGACCGAGAACCTTCCGGCGGGCACCAAGCCCGGTACGGTTATTGTTCGGAGGAGCAACTGATGGCTGCGCCCGCATGGGTCAAGCAAGTCGAGGTGACCGGCGGCACGGCGAGGCAGCCCGCCCCCGTGTCGTTGCTCACCTCGGGCGAGAAGGGCGTCGCGCACGACGACTGGGTCGTCATCATCCAGGGCGGTCAGTTCGGCAGTCAGGGAGTTCCTGCGTTCATCACCGCACCGAACTCGGGGTGGCACGGCAATCAGACGACGGGAGTCGCCAGTCGAAGCCTGGGCGTGTGGGCCAAGAAGGTCGATGACGTCGAGGAGTTCTCGAAGCCTCTCGCGCTCGGGGACCCCCGCGCCTCCTACACCGGCCGTCAGCTCGCCACTGTTCTGGTGCTCGACGGCCGGACAGTGAAGACCTTCAACTTCTCCGACGGCGTGACGATCAACACGCTGAACAGCAACCAGATCAAGACGGCTGTCGCCAAGCAGAACAAGCCGCACCTGGTCGTGTCGCTCCAGCACTACACGAGCGGGGACCATGCCAGGCCGTTCGAGGGCGCCATCCAGACGATCGACGACGGGCAGAAGACGGTGCAGCCCGCACCGAACTCGTCGAGCTCGATCCTGGTGGGGTGGGCCGACAAGGACTACGCCTTCACAGATGCGTCGATCCAAACCTGCGTGGCAACATGGGCGTTCACGGCCGAAGGACTCGACCCGACACCACCCATCGCGGAGAAACACGAGAACTGGTACATCGTCGGCGAGGACGACACGCACAGGGACCAGTACGCGGCGCTGACGGTGGTCGGGGACAACGGCCAGGAGCAGGGCACCCTGTCGATGGCAGCGATGCCGAGGGGCCTGGCGACCTGGCAGGAGCTCATCGACAAGGACAGGAGCGCTCAGAACGGCGGGGAGAACACGGATGGGTTCTTCGTGGCTCACAGGGGCGGTAGCCGGTCGTGGGTGGAGCACACCGAGAACGCCTACACGCAGTCCGTGTCGTTCGGCGTGGACGCTCTGGAGTTCTCCTGCAACGAGTCGAAGGACGGCGTGTGGTTCGGTCTGCACAACAGAACCTTCGAGTCGCTGGGCGGCCCCGCGACCGACCCACACACCATGACCTGGGAGGAGATCAAAGCCGCCCTGCCGGCGAACAAGATCCCGGCGCGGCTGGACTGGCTGCTCGACAGGTACGGGCAGACCCACTGTCTGGTCATCGACCCGAAGTTCCGAGCAGGTGAGTGGAAGCGGCTCCTGAAGTACATCACCGACAGGAACGTGACACCTGCGCAGATCGTTATTAAGTACTACGGCGATTCGAACTGGCTGTTCGAGCAGGCGAAGGCCGAGGGCTGCGGGGCCTGGGGCTACGCCTACGGGACGGACACCGCGGAGCCCTGGTATGAGACCTTCAAGAGCTCGACAGGGCCGTTGGACTTCCTGTCGATGCAGTGGGATACTTCGACGAACGTGGTGAACGACCTACGGGCTTCGAACAAGCCCGTGGTCGCTCACATCCTCGACGATCAAACCCAGTACGTGCAGGCAGCCCGTAAGGGCATGCGCTCCGCTATCGTGGCTGGTGTCAAGGGTGTTCTTCAGCGCCAGTGCTGATCACCAGAGGCTGACGACAAGAGCGGGCTCGTCATCGGGGCTTTCGGGTCGAGGCTGAGTGCCCCAGGTCTGGGAGCCCCAATATGTTTCACCATGCTCATAAAGGTCTTCGAGCATCGAGCCACTGACATTGACGCGACAGAAGCCGTCCTCCGGACTCACGATCGACACGGGCAGATCGCCCTCGTGCTGTCGGACCTCTTCGAGCTCGGCGATGACATCGGAACAGGTCAGTGGGCGATCCGGCTCGGCCTTCGACTCCATTGAGTCCAGGCAGTACGAACGATCACAATCCTCGTCGCGTTCGCATTTGCAGGCGCAGGACTCAGTCTCAGGTGCGACAGGGGCGGAGGGGGAAGGGACGTCTTTCGTGGTGATGACCGGGGAGGCGTTCTCAGCCTTCTTGACAGGCTTCTGGACCTCGACACGGGCGGGGTCCGCCTGGAGCCGCATAACGGCCTCAGCGAGCCTGGTGAGGGCCTTCTCGTAGGACGACAGGGCGAACTCAGTGAACGACAAGGGCTTGGGCTTGCGAACCTTCTTGATCCGCTTGATGATCGTGCAGTACTTGAACGGCATGCTGTCGAACTCCCGACCAGTCTCCGACATGATCCGGTAACGGCTGAGCCCGGTCCTTCCGAGGAACGTGACCTTGTGGCGACCGAAGTAGAACTTGTCGCCCCTGCGGAGCTCGCAGATCATGGCACGCTCGATCTCCTCGGTGAACTCCTCGTCGTCATCATCGATGAACTCGACGACGTTGAGGTACGAGTCCTCCGACAGGGCGATGAGAAGGGGCTTGTAGGTTGGGGTCATTACCCAGAACTGGATGATGTCGAGGCTCTCGCACGAGTACCGGGGGTCCGACAGAACCCGGCAGTCGCCGAGCCCCTTGATCTCGATGAAGTCCCGCTTCACGATGCCCCAGCAGTGGACGGGGCGGATCTTGCGTGCCATTTGGTGGTTCCTCTCGGTGTCGAAGTCTGGTGTCGGTCGGGTGATGGCGACATCCGGTTGACCGACAGGTGCAACCCTAGCACGGCTCTCCGACAGGGGCAACATTCAGGAGCGTGACGTGCCGCACACGCGCCCCTACGCGTACGCGCGTACGTGTGCGCGCAGGAAATCCCAAATTCGCTTTTATATACTCTGCATAGAAAAATATGAACTCCGTACAGTAATCTATACCTACAACATAGAATTTCAAGTAAAAAATTATACTACTCTCTCTAAATATTATATACTAAATATATACTATATATATTATTATATTATATACTACGAAGAGAATTTGAGAGTAATGTAGGTACGTACCTACTTTTGTTTCGTCAACCTCGACTTCTCCCTGTCGTTCCAATCAAAAGCCCCTGTCAAATTCTTCCTCGGCCGACCGATCGGTTGAATACAAAGGGTGCTACAAAAAGGAGATTTTCGGGACTTGAGTCCTAAAATTTCAGGTTTTGACTTTCGAGCCTTGAAAATGAACAAAGGTAAATTTCTATATGTCAAGAAAACTTGACATTCACAGCATGTATTCAACCGAGCGGTCAGTATTAGCCGTAGAGTGTGTGCAAGAGCACAGAAATCTCTCGGCCCTGTCGCACCGTATGTGGTACAGTTCTATCTGCGACATCCGGGCGACCGGATCAGAACCATCACAACCTCGGAGAGGAACCGACATGCCATTCGTAGCCGGGAAGGACCAGCGGGCTGAGCGCACGCGGTACAGGGAGGACGAGCTCGTTGTCGAACGGGCCAAGTACGCCGCGGAGCTCCTCAGGAAGCGCATCAGGCGCGAGGGGGTTATCCAGGCCCAGTACCCGCAGGTCTTCGGGTTCAAAGCCCAGCAGACGATCCACAACCACTTCCGCTCCGGGAAGGTCACGCTGATCGACCTCATCCGCATCGTCAGCACTCCGGGGTTCGACATCAGCATCGATGACGTGCTCCGGACGGCCATCAGCATCATCCAGGACACCACGGATGTCGAACCTGATGAGGATGGGGAGCCCGTCCCCAGGCCGAGAAGGCGCCGGAAGCCGAAGAAGGACCAGGAGGTCAAGCTCACGTCGGAGAAGGCTCCTGCGAGGCCGACGCTGAGGGGTACCGAGGTTGATGAGGAACTCTTCCTGTCGAAGGACTACAGCAGGTTCGCCAACCTCTTCAAGCAGGCCTCCGGCGAGGAGGACGACTGATGGCGCGCAACCTGGAGGACGATCTGAACGAGAAGATCGACAGGGCCATCCTGGAGGAGGCGCAGAAGCCCCGCAGGGAGCGCATGTCGAACGTTGCGCTGGGTCGGATGTTCGACGTCCACGAGACCACCATCAGGAGGCACAAGCAGGCGCTCCAGAAGGCGCTCAGGCTCCCTGTCGAGCAGGACAGGGACGAGTTCTTCGACATCCCTGTCAACGCCATCACGCAGCGCAGGCGGACCATCAGGCTTGAGGATGGCTCCTACGAGCGCGTCACGTACAACCCTGCTGTCGCTGTTGCCGAGGACGTTCGAGAGGCTTCCTACGAGGAACTGGAGAAGGTGTTCGATCGGGCCGTCCTCGCGGTAGCCCCCAAGGTCGAGGAGGATCGGTCCAAGACTCTGGTCGTGTGCCTGTCGGATTTTCAGGTGGGCAAGACTGACCGCCTCGGTGGGACACAGGAGACTGTGAACCGGGTCATGACCACCCTCAAGCGAATCACCGAGTGGATTCAGGCCGAGGGCTCTTACGAGGAGATCATCATCGCCGATGTCGGGGATGTCTGCGAGGGGTTCTGGAACGTCACAGCTCAGCAGCAGACCAATGATCTGTCGCTCACGGATCAGATTCGCGTCGCTCAACGCCTCATGGCGGAGGCGGTCGCAATGCTGGCTCCGTTGTGCACCCGGATGACGTACGTGTCGATCCCCTCGAACCACTGCGCTGTGCGGACGGGCAAGGGCAACGACAATCGGGCCAACTCACCGGATGATGACTTCGGGCTCCTGATCGCGGACACCATCCAGGCGATCATGTCGGGCCGGGAGCCGTTCAGCCACGTGAATTTCGCTAAGCCTCAGAAGTGGGAGGAGGCTGTCACGGTGGAGACCGTCGATGGGACCGCTGTGGGCTTCACTCACGGCCATCTGGCAGGCTCCCAGGCGAAGATTCCGTCCTGGTTCAGGGACCTCGCCTTCGGGCACCGTAGCGGCCTCCACGAGGCCTCGATCCTGGTTCACGGGCACTTCCACAATTTCGGCGTGTCGCTCGTGGGGGACAACAAGTTCATCATCGGCTGCCCGACCGCGGACAACGGATCCTCGTGGTTCACGAATCGTACCGGTGATGCCACCGATCCGGCCTTGTTGACTTTTGAGGTTCAGGACAAGAAGGCTAAGCGGTGGGAGCTCTGGTACGAGTGATCTTTGTTGTAGGTTTCCTCATGATAGTGGCGTTCGTCATGATCGCGGATGAGTACAGGGATGATCAGTGATGTTGTGGACTCTCTCAGTTCTCGCCGCTTGCGTCCTGTCGGGTGGACTCGGATACTTCGTCGGGTCGGAGGTGAAGGGGTTGCGCGATGAGGCCGTCTTCGCCGCGTTCCTCAAGGAGGTTTCCGACGAGTCCGAGCAGATGAAGCTCCTCCTGGACCTGGATGACTGATGAAGGGGCGTTCGGTTCCGGCCCTCAGCGCCCTGTCGTACGCTTACGGCAGAGGGCTGGGGGCCGAGTCGGTCGAGGAGCTGCTGGGCTTCTGGGCCTGTTATGTTTTCGGTTCCCAGTGGCGAGTGATAGGAATTCTCAATGAAAAGAACCGCAGAAGAGCAGAAGGCCATTGATCTTCAGAGGAAGAGTCTGGTCATCCGGGCCCTCCTGAGGGGCAAGCCGCGAAGCGAGGTGGCGGAGAGGTTCCAGCTCTCCGAGGCCGAGGTCTTTCGCATCGAGGAGGATTACTACTCCAGTCAGGAGTCGCTCTCTGAGCACGCCCAGCTCATGAAGCAGCTCACGCGCCTTGAGAAGCTTCTGGATGCGCTCTGGGACTCCGTTGTCGAGAATCCCCTGGCGACCAATCCGGACAACGTCAAGACGGCTCTGGCGACCATCGAGGCGGTTAGCGATCTTGCTGGGCTGAAGAAGACGAAGGTCGAGGCGGAGATCAAGCTGATCCAGCAGCAGCAGATTCCGATCATCGTTGCCTTTGTCGAGTCCGTCCAGAACAATATGGAGCAGCGTTTGTTCCCCCTTCTTACAAAACGGGGGCAGAAGCAACTCGAAGCGCACCGGGAGGAGTGGCTCGCCGACGCCACATCCAGCTCGGCCAGTATCCTGGAGGAGCCCAAGGCCGATATGACTATCTGAGCGTGAGCAACATCATACTCTAGGTGGTCAACGGGCTTCTAAGGTGTGCTACTATTATCCATGCAGGCAGGGGGTTGCGACCCGCTTCGGCGGCCCCTGGAGCGTTTAGCCTTTCGGCTCTCGCCCATCTGGTGTTTTCGGTTCCGCCAGATGGGCGATCCTGTTTTTATAGACTTGTCTCGAAGGAGGACCGATGGCGGAGAAGATAGACTTCCGGGCTGTCGCAGATCAGTTCGGCACTCGCTCGCACGAGCGGGCAATGCGAGAGGATCCTGTTCTCTGGTCGCAGGACCGGCTCGGGGACCACTTGTGGTCGAAGCAGCGTGAGGTTCTTCACTCTTTGCAGACTAATAAGCGCACCCTTGTCGCGTCTTGTCACGCCTCGGGTAAGACCTTCCTCGCCTCTCGGGCTATCGGGTGGTGGCTCGACGCTCACCCGCATGACCCCACTGAGACCCGCGTGATCACTACGGCGCCTTCGTGGAACCAGGTGAAGAACGTCATGTGGTCATATGTCGAGGACCTCCAGGGCAAGGCCAATATGCCCGGACGAATCACAGGTAAAGCAGAGTGGACCTTCCCCGGGTTCAAGACCGCCACCGCGTTCGGGCGAAAGCCTGCGGACTACGACGAGTCCACATTCCAAGGCTTCCACTCCACCTATGTTCTCGCTGTTGTCGATGAGGCTGGTGGTGTGGCGGAGAACATCTTCACCTCTGTCGAGACCATCACCACGAACAAGCACGCCCGCATCCTCGCCATCGCGAACCCGGACGACCCGAACTCGTACATGGCGAAGATTTGGCGTGACGAGTCGAAGCTTCCGCCGTCGGAGCGGAAGTGGAATCTCATCACCATCTCGGCCTTCGACACACCGAACTTCACTGGGGAAGAGGTGCCTGAGAAGGCTCAGGACAACCTGCTCCAGAAGGAGTGGGTTGATGATGCCGAGCGTCGTTGGGGCAAGGATGATCCTCGGTACGTGTCGAAGGTCCTCGCTAGGTTCCCCGACATCGGTGATGACGGCCTGTTCAACCTCGGTCGGGTTCTTCAGTCCATGAACGAGTGGGCTAATGATGAGTGGAACACGACTGCGCCGATCCACATCGGTGTTGACGTCGGTCTGTCCACCACCGGGGACTTCAGTGTGATTTCCACCTGCCAGGACGGCCATGTCGAGGTCGTCGAGCGGGTGAAGGGTTATGACGGGAATCGGCTCTCCAGACTCATCGGGCAGCACGCCAAGCGCCTGAGGGCGGATGGGCTCGATGTGGACATCCGCATCGACGCCGTGGGTGTCGGACGAGGTGTCCAGGCCGTCATCGACAACCACGTGCCCGAGGAGATTCCGGTCTACTGGATCGTCGGCAACGCCGCTTCGCCGGACAACCTGAAGTGGTACAACTTCCGCGCTGCGATGTACGACTCCGTCGCTCAGGCCATCAATGTTGGCGAGTTGTCGGTTCCGCCTGATGAGGCCGCTGGTGAGAAGACCGAGGGGCTCTTCGACGAGTTCCGCTCGATCCTCTATGAGTACCGGGGGACCAAGCTCCTGATCCGCGGGAAGGATGAGTTGAAGAGGAAGGGTGAGCCATCGCCCGACGTTCTGGACTCGATCTGCTACGCGGCGATGCCGAGCAGCCTTCTAACAGACGGAGCGGACTCTCTCATCGAGGCTGATACCCTAATGGAGAGTACGGATTCCGAGTACTCGCCTATAGACGAGTGGGGTAATGAGGAGTGGACCTTCGCCCCAGCCTGAGGAGTTGAACTGTGAAATTTGGCACATTTCAGATTGGCGGGTCCACCCAGCGCGTCCAGGCCCGACTGACTGAGGCGTCCAAGGCGTACGCTGCGGTCACCCGCGGGGCTGTCGCATCTCTCGCTCGAGAGGACGTCGGTTGGTCCCGCTGGGGCGATGAGGACGCCACATCCGATGTGGTGTCTCTCACAGTCATCAAGGAGCACTCACTGAGGGCCCGTAGGCTTGCCGCCTACAACCCGCTCGTCAAGCGTGGTATCGGCATCCGCAACGCCTACATGTGGAGTGAGATTCCTCGCATTTCCGGGATCAAGACACCTGAGACCGCGGCGCTCTACGACACCGTTCTCTCCCGCACGGCTCGCGCCCGGGACGAGGCGGCCTTCTGCACCGATGGCATCGTGCTCTACACCGTTCGCCGGACCGACAAGCGAGTGGCTCCTGTGCCCCTGTCGCGTATCCGTGGCATCGCTCGGGCCCTGGACGCCACCGATGAGGCCGACATCTTCGCCTTCCTGATCGACCCCGTGCCCGTGTCGGACACCCTCTCCACGACAGAGCAGGAGCGTCGCAAGCCCGAGTGGCACGTCGTCAATGGCAAGGACTGGGCGCCTGTCAAGGACGAGAAGGGCTACAGGACCGTCCACGACGACCGAGTCGTCTACGAGATGGTCAACAGGCAGATCGGTGAGCAGTGGGGCAAGCCCGAGCTCATGGGCGCCGTGTACTGGGCGCAGGCCTACAAGGAGTTTCTTGAGGCCAGCCACGTCATGACCAAGGCCCTGGCCAGAATTGCGTTCAAAGTCACATCTGCCACAGCCAAGCAACAGCAGGCCGTCATTCAGCAGATGTCGAACGCCCAGGGCATCGGCGGTCTCGCCTCCCTCGGGGCGGGCCAGGAGTTCACCGCCGTCTCCAAGGCCGGGGCGGGCATCGACTTCGGGGCCGGTACGCCGCTCGCTTCTATGGTCGCCAGCGCGCTCGACGTCCCCCTGTCGGTTCTCCTCACAGACGGTTCGGCCGGCGGACGACAGGGCGCTGAGACGGCTCTGGAGGACCCTACCTTCAAGGCCTTCGAGTTCCGCAGGCAGATTCACAAGAGCCTCATCCAGAAGATATTCCTGGCTCTCGGCCGGAAGGTAGAGGTCGAGCTCGCCCCCTTGTCGAACGAGCTCATTCAGCGTTGGGGCCAGGTCGTCACCCTTGGTCTTCAGAACGGAATTCTCCACAAGACCGAGGCGCGCAGCCTCTTCCTCGACAGGCTCCAGCCGATCAACGCTCGATCGATCAACGACCTGCCCGTGTCGGAGGAGATTCTCGCGGCGAAGAGCCTGGCCGATCCCAACGCCGTGCAGGACAGCGTTGCCAAGAAGAGCAACTCTCGCACCGGCGTAGGTGCCATGTCGGACGGCACGAACGCCAACCGTGACGAGGCCGGTGGCGAGACACTCGCCTGAATGAAAAGGAGTTCCTGAAATGCGCACGGAGTACAGGTCCGCTTTCCACGGAGGGGTGACCGCTCTTCTGGAGGCGGCCACTCCGGATGTGCTGTCCGGTGAGAAGCCCGGCCGGTACCGCATCCGAATCATCTGTCCGGGGCAGGGCTCCAGTGGCACCTACTCGGAGGCCAATCTCGCCGCCTCTGTCGGACACTTCCCCGCCGGGACGCAGATGTTCATGGATCACCCGTCGAAGGATGAGGACATGAACCGCCCTGAGCGGTCCGTGAAGGACCTCGCGGGGCGGTTGGTGACCGACGCCGTTGTCGGTCTCGATGGAGCACTATACGCCGAGTGTGAGGTGTATCCGTCTTTCAACGACATCATTCGCGAGAAGTGGCAGGACATCGGGGTGTCGATCAACGCCTGGTCGGAGAACGGTCTGGACGCCGACGGCATTGTACCGGTATTCGATGGAGTCACTTCTGTAGACTTCGTAACGAAGGCGGGCGCAGGTGGCGCTTTGCTGGAGGTGCTGGAATCCCAGCGCGTCAGTTCCGATGAGGAGAACCATATGAACGAGGAGACGATCCGTCAGGCCATCGCCACTGCGGTGACCGAGGCTCTCGCCCCGCTTCTTGAGCTTCTCGCCAAGGACAATCTTCCGGGAGAGCAGCCGGTCGCCCCTGAGGCTCCCGCCGGCGAGGCCCCGGGCGAGGACCCTGAGCGGAAGCCCGAGGAGCCCGCGGACAAGCCCGAGGCCCCTGAGCCGACCCCCGAGCGCAAGCCCGAGGCCCCCGGCGAGAAGACCGACGACAAGCCGCCCGCCGTTTCGAGTGAGAAGAAGCCCGAGGACGACGAGGACGAGAAGAGGCGCAAGGCCCGCAAGGAGTCCGCTGCTGAGGCTTTCGTTATCGCCACCCGCCTGCTCGACTCCGGTCTGCCCTCCGTTGCCCAGAAGCGGGTCATCGACGCTGTCGAGTCCGGTACTGAGCTGAAGGAGGCCATCTCGGCCGAGCAGCACTACCTGACTTCGGTCAGGGCATCCACGGCTGGGGAGATTCGCGAGGCGAGCTCCGAGCCTTACAAGATCAAGAACTTCAAGTGAGGTAAGGAGATCACAATGGTACAGATCAACTCCTTCGGCGCCAAGAAGATTTCTGACATCCAGGTCTTCGAGTACTCCGACACCCTGTCCCTTCCTGTGGACCTGTCGAAGTACGGCAAGAGCCACATCGGCGATGTCGTCCAGGTTGGTGGCCTGCTCGGCGTCCTCGTGACTGAGATCGCTCCGTCCGCTCAGGACCAGGCCAAGCTCGGCCAGGACCCGGTGTGGAACCCGCTGACCAAGCCGACCTGGGGCAACAACGGTCCGGGCTACGCCTCGGTCCGCATCTCCGGTGGCGTCTTCAAGCTCCAGGTGACCCTGACCGGGGCCGGTGTCGAGCCGGGCGCCCTGATCTACGCGAAGCCCGCTGCCAATGGCAGGATGGAGCTCACCAACGACAAGGTCGCCGGCACCGCCGGGCTCGTCGGTTACGCCTACTCCAAGATCACTGGTACGGGTGCCCAGACGGTTCCCGTCATCCTCGCTCGCTGAAAGGAATGATGGGGCAAAATGTTCACTTCTTACACTGAGTTCGCTAAGACTCTTGAGTCCGCTATCGGTGGTGACCGGGCGGCTCAGGGCCAGCTGAAGAACGCGATCCTGGAGGCTGACTCCTCGCGCGACCGCGGTACCTTCCGTGAGGCCGTCACCTCGGACATGCTCGCTCCCTGGTTCACCCAGGCCGTGCAGCCCGCCTTCGAGGACGCCTACAAGGACCAGGAGGAGACCTGGAAGGAGTTCGCCAGCGAGGAGCTGCTGAACGACTTCCGCCCGGTCCAGCTCCTGTCGCTCGACCACGACATCGACGCCACCCTCCTGAGGGACAACGGCGGCTTCGTGGCCCCGGCCGGTACCCTGCCGAAGATTCCGGAGCTCACCCCGTACCCGACCTTCGGCTACAAGGCCTCCGGTCGCTGGATCGACACCGCCAAGCACGGTGCCCGCCTCCAGTTCTCCTGGGAGGCCTTCATCAACGACGACTACGGCCTGATCGAGCGGTTCCCCTCGGACGCCGCCAAGCTGGCCGCCCGCACCGTTGACGCCGCCTGCTACGGCGCGCTGTTCTCCCTCGACCCGAGCACCCCGGGCTTCAACTCCGGTGTGATCTCCGACTCGCTCGGCACGGTCCTGAAGGCCCGTGCGGCTGACGGCGTTCTGATCAACAACAACGTTCCGAAGAACGCCCCGCTGTCGTACGACGCCATCAAGGCCGCTATGCAGCAGGTCGCGGAGACCAAGGTCGATGGCCGGTACGTCACTGTCCCGTCCTACGTCCTCCTGGTTCCCCCGGCTCTGGAGAACCTGGCCAACATGGTCGTCAACACCCGCACCGTCGAGCGCGTTGTCGCCGGGCAGAAGGCGGGCGACCAGATGAAGTTCATCGAGGAGAACGGCCTGACCGCCAAGGTCAAGGTTGTCGTCTCCGACCTGGTCGCCATCCTCGGTGGCGCCGCGCAGGGCGGTACCAACTGGGTACTGGCCCCCGCTGGTGGTCGTACCTCCGCCAAGCGCACCATCGTCCGCACCGCTCTCCGCGGCTACGACAAGCCCGAGCTGCGTGTGAAGAACGCTGGTGGCCTGTACCTGGGCGGCGGCGAGGTTCCTTACACCGCTGGTTCGTTCGACAACGACGACGCTCAGGCCCGTGTCCGCCTCACCACTGGTGCCGGGGTCCTCAACGTTGAGGGGATCGTGGCCAGCACCGGTAAGGGCGTCTGATCTACGCGACATCCCTAATCGCGGTCCCTCGGAACCCCGCTCCTGTCGAAGGGGCGGGGTTCCGCTGTAAACTACTGTAAAAGCGTTGACAGAAGGAGACACCATGGCGTCCCTGGACTACAGCCAGCCGGTCAATCAGGTGCGCCTGCTGATCCCTGACATTGTCAAGTTGGAGGACCCCAAGGACCTGCGGAAGCCGCCGTCCTACATCTTCAGCGATATGGAGCTCTTCGGCTTTCTCGCCATCGAGGGTGGCAACGTCAAGAAAGCCGCCTCCCGGGCTCTTATGGCGATCGCAACGTCCGAGACGCTGATCCTCAAGGTCATCTCCACAGACAACAAGTCCACCAACGGCGCGACGCTGGGTGCTGAGCTCCGAGCGCAGGCTAAGAGGCTGTGGGACGAGGCAAAGGAGGCCGAGCTCAATGACGTGGGCTTCGACTTCCTGCCCGGTGTCGTTCCCCCCGGGGAGGACTGGGCATGGCACTGAGCGTTCTGCACAACAAGGACCCCCGCTTCGATTCGGGGGCATACTGGCCGCTGGGCCTGTTCTGCAACTGTCTCGTGGTCGTCACGGAGCCCCCGGGCACGAAGAGCCACGAGTGGACAGAGGATGGCCCTGTCGATATCCCTCCGAAGGAGCTCTGGAAGGGTTACGCGGCGGTCAATCCGAACATCGCCTGGCGCGCCCGCGACCGTAGGTCGGCCTACGACGACACCGCGGTGCACGCCTACTACGTGCACCTGAACCACATTGACAAGAACCTGCTCGTGCCCAAGGAGAAGTGGGGCGACAGGTCTCTGCGGTTCGTACCGGGCTATGGGCAGATCGTCCGCGTGATCGAGAACAACTCGGATCCGCGGAACGTGGGTCTGCGCCTTGTCGTGCGCAACGCACCGTCGGACTCCGACTACTGGCAGCCGACCCTGCTGTGCGACATCGATGTGGATGACTCCAAGGGTGGGACGCACTGATGGACCTCGTCCGTGCCTCTTTGAGACGAAAGTCACAAGACTTCAATCAGGTTACGAGCGGGCTAAATCGGTTCCAGGAGAAGGTCATCACCGACGCGTTCCGTGCCACCGAGGCTGCTGCGAAGGCCGGGGGCGATGTCGTCATCAGGACGGTGGACACCTCGGGTGCGGGGATGCCTTACAAGCACGACCCCTCAACGGACGCCCGTGTGTGGACCGGGCACATGCGCTCGACTGCTGGGGATGGCACCGGATACCGTGTGAATGTGAGAAACATCTCGGGCGGGAAGTTCTCCGCCTCTGTCGGATTCACCGATGCCGACGAGAAGTACATCGGCTACCAGGAGGAGGGCACCTCGAAGCTTCGCGGGATGCTCGCTCTCCAGTCCGCACGCACGGCCACAGACCAAGCAATGAAGGAGGCCGGATTCTGATGCTCGAACCCTTCGAGGGCGCCACCGTCGAGAAGTTCGACGAGGCCGCCATGAAGGAGCTGGAGACCCTCAAGGGTGTGCGGGTTTTCGACTCGCTCCGCCCTGATGGCGACAACGACGGCAAGGACTACGTTGTCTACATGCCAGGTGACGTGACGCCCGGTGCCATGAGGAAGTACGGCTCGATCGTTGGTGTGACGCAGGCCGCTGTGATCCATCAGTTTGGCGTGCTCATCTCCTCCGTGTCGCCCAAGGCCCGGAACCACCTGCTCGCCGCTGTCCGCAGGCGGCTGCTGGGCTTTCAGATCCCGGGCACGAGCGAGGCCTTCGAGACTGGGGCGCTCAACTCGTACGGGAACACGGATAGTACCGTAAGGCCAGTTCGATACACTTCTTACGTCACCTTCCAGGTGACGGTGGACAGGAGTGTGTGATGCCAAAGTACGCGACCGTTGAAGGTGTGGTCTTCGAGTACACCGAGGACTACGCTAATGCGATTAACACCGATGGCCGCTTGACTCGTGTCCCCGACGACACCCCTGTGTCGCCCCGGGAATGCTGCGGGGGCACTGGTTGGATCGTCAACGGCGAGGTTGTTCATCTCGGCGATGGCGCCCCGCACAGCAATTATGTTCCTCGTCATAGGAAGGACGACTGATCATGGCACAGGCTGCCGTTAAGAAAATGATGCCTCCGGGGACCACGATCTGGTGGGTCCCGATCGCGGACGCTCCGACGGTCAAGGATGTCACCAAGGCCGCGCTCTACAACTCCACGCCGGCTGGTGGTGGTGGCACTCCGATCGCCGCGAAGGCCAAGGACATCTCCTGCGCTGTCGTCTCGGGCTTCACCCTGAACCCGACTGACTCGGAGACGGACGACACCACGACCATCTGCGACTCCGCGGCGTCCAACACCCCGACCCGCGACGCCTACGAGGCTTCCCTCACCTTCCTGCGTGAGGCCCTCGATGAGGCTTCTGGCAAGGGCAACCCGGACTCCCCCGCCGCTGTCGCGTTCGAGCTGTTCAAGAAGGGTGGTGTCTCCGCCAACGTCACCGGCTGGCTGGTGAAGCGCATCGGCTACAAGAACACCACGCCCGCCAAGGCTGGTCAGCTCGTTTCCGCGTTCCTCGTCATGCCCGACAACCCGCGTGACGAGGTCGGTGAGGGCAAGCAGCCCATCCAGATGACCGTTCCCTTCCTTCCCCAGGGCACCATGGTCATCAACGAGCCCCTCGTCTGATCGTCGGGTTCTGAGTCAAAAGCCCCGCTCTCATAAGGAGCGGGGTTTTTGGTATACTCATCTGGACCGATTGACGAATCGAAAGATTGGATGATTGATGTCTGACGACAAGCTGACTTCTGCTGAGACTGAGGACGAGCTCCTCGACCTCGATGGGCTTCTCGACAACGTGAAGCAGACCCAGCGGGAGGTCACCGTTTACCCGGACGCCACCCTCGCCCAGCGGGCCATGGAGCTTCAGGAGCAGATTCTTGAGGAACGTCAGTCCACCGAGAAGCCGGTGCGCGCGCTCAACGAGAAGACCCCGGAGACCGAGCTCGCCGAGATTCTGGAGAAGATGGAGAAGACTGCTATCGTCTTCACCCTCCGCGCCCTGGCCTCCGCTGAGATCTCCGCCATCCGCAATCACATCGTGGCGACCGTTCCGATCAAGAAGAATGCTACCGCCGACGAGACCAACGAGCTTCGTGAGTCCCGGCAGCAGATCGCCTATGAGCACTACCTGTCGCACTCTGTGATCGGCATTAAGTCCGGAGGCAAGTCCAAGAAGGGTTTGACCTCCCGTGAGGCCGCCAAGATGCGTCAGCGCCTCCCCGAAGCCGAGTGGGTCAAGCTCATCGAGGGCTTCGACAAGACGCAGGTCGCCACTGCGGCTCTGGAGCAGGTGATGGCCGACCCCACGTTTCGTTGGGCCATCACTGACGAGGAAGAGTAATCAGAAGTTCGTCATCGCCCTGAAGACCGCCTGGCACTCGCACCTTCCACCCACGCTATACCTCCCCTCTGTCGGCAGGTACAGCAGGTCCGTCCCGGTCTGGGACGAGATCGACAACGACTGGAGGCGCGAGCCTTTGCCGCAGGACTTCAGGAACGAGCTTGATGTTCGCCTGGAGATGGCCTGGCAGTACTACACCGACTCCTGCTGCCCCAAGTGCGGGACTCCGGTCTGGTATGGACGAACCACTGACAACCGAGTCCAGTTCGACATCCAGGACACCATCTGCTACGGCTGCGAGACGCTGGAGAAGGACGAAGCGGACAGGGAGCGCCGCAAGGAGAGGAAGCAGCCTGGTGTGACTAAGATCGCCGTTCCTGTCGGTGTCTCCTACGACGAGACTGGCGAGTTCGAGCCACTGCCGACTCCATGGGAGGCCATGGCCTCCGTCCCGACCTGACGCGGGGCTATGAAACCCGGATTGATATTCTTAGCAGTATCAATCCAGGTTTTCTATTAAGGGGACGACAGTGGCCGACCAGTCGAAGCTCTCGTACGAGGTTGAACTCGACGCCTCCGGTTTCATCCAGGGCTCCTCTAAAATCCAGTCCTCCGCCGCACAGGCCGTCAACGCGGTCGGCGCGATGGGTGCCGCCATGAAGTCGCTCACACAGGCGAGCCGCGGCGGCTCCTGGATGGACAAGAACATCATGTCTTCGTCCGATGCGAAGGCGATGTCCACCAACATCCAGGTCTACCAGCAGGCCGCCAAGCTCACCAAAGACCTGACCGCCGCCTCGCAGGCCCTCGGACGGACCGACGTCTCCTCGACCATCAAGGCCACCACGAGCGCCATCGAGGGCATGTCGCAGGCTCTCAACAACGCCACCATCGCCGACAGTAAGCAGGTCTCCGCGCTCAAGGAGCAAGTGGTTCTCTACGAGCGCATGGCTCGTGTCGCCAAGCAGCTCGGCACTGACATGAGTGGCATGTCGAGGAACTCCGGCATCGACAGCAACCTGGGTGGGCGCTCCAAGACTGAGATCGAGGCTCAGCGCCAGCTCAACGAGGTCCGTAAGCAGGCCCGTGAGGCCGCCCTTGAGCAGGCCGTCACTGAGCAGAAAGCCACCGCTGCCACGACTGCCGGGGCCTCTGAACGTGTCGCCGCGCTTCAGCGAGTCATCGACGCGGAGCAGAAGCTCGCTGATGTGACTGACAAGGCCTACGCCGCGCAGTACCGTAAGGCCGCCAACCAGTCCGCGATTCAGACCAACCAAACCGCTGTGGACACTGGTCGTGCTGCCGCGAAGCTTGAAGCCGCTGCTGAACAGGACCGGGCCGCCGCCCTTCGAGCCTCTGTCGCCGCCGCTCACGAGGCCGTGCAAGCGAACACTGCCCATATCCACTCTCTGGAGAATATGCGGTTCGCCTCGCAGGAGGTCCGCAACAACCTGACGGTGCTGGCCGCCGGTGTGACGGCGCTCGCCACCTCCGTCGTCAAGGCTGCTGCTGATCAGGATCGTGCCTTCGCGGACATCGCTCGTACGACCCAGCTGGATCAGACCAGCGGGGCGCTCCAGGCCCTCCGTGACCAGTACAGGCAGATGTCTACCGACATCTCCAAGTCGTTCTCCGAGCTCTCGCAGATCGGTACGCTCGGTGCGCAGATGAACATCCCCGCGGAGAAGCTCGGGGACTTCACCCGCGCTGTCGCAGAGTTCTCCATGGTGACCGGTACCACGACTGAGAAGGCCTCCGAGGACTTCGGCCGACTGATCAACACCTTCAGCCAGGCCGGTATGGCCCTGAACGGGGGCGATAAGGCCTACGAGCAGATGGCTTCCCAGGTCGCCGAGCTCGGTGCGAAGGCGGTCGCCACCGAGGACGAGATCCTCACGATGGCGAACAGCATCTCGACCACCACCGTGTCGGCGGGCATCGGGCAGGACGCTACACTCGCCTACGCCACGGCGCTGACCTCGGTCGGTGTGAAGGCCGAGTGGGCCCGTGGTTCGCTCCAGCGCATCTTCGGGAACTTCAACAAGGCCGCCGCTCAGGGCGCTGAGGGCATGGCGGACTTCGCCCAGCAGATGCACATCTCCAACGAGGAGGCCCTGGAGCTCTGGAAGAACGACCCTTCGAAGTTCTTCAACCAACTCATCGAGTCCATCTCCAAGGCCGGGAACGGCGTGGAGATGACCCAGATGCTCTCCGATATTGGTCTGAAGTCCACTCGCGACATTGAGCTCGTGAAGCGCCTCGCGGTGAACTTCGACCTGCTCAAGGAGACCATGGACAACTCCGCGGAGGCCGGGTCGAACACTGGCTTCCTGGAGCAGTCCATGGAGAAGCTCAGTGCCACCATGACTGAGACCATCGCGCAGACCAAGAACGCGCTGGAGAACATGATGGCTTCCTTCGGCGAGCCCTTCCTGGCCCCGTTGAAGCTGATCCTTGACGGTGTCCAGGCGCTCGCCAACGCCCTGTCGAGCCTGGGAGAGACCCCGGTCGGTCGGGTCATCGCGGCTTTTGCCGGCGGTGTGACGATTTTCATCGCTCTCCAGACCGGCGCCAAACTCCTCCAGGCCGGCGTCCTGTCGGTCGCCTCCTCGATGATGCAGGTCCGCAAGAACATGGTCGAGGCTGGCCTCTCCGGGCAGTTGTCCTGGAGCAACATCGCCAAGGCCATTCAGCAGGCCAACACGGCCCTGGCCGAGCAGCCCGCCCTGTACGCCCGCGTGAAGGCCGCCCAGGCCGAGGTCGCCCAGCAGCGCCTCACCGGGAGCACTGCGGGCACATCGGCCATGTCGTCCGGGGCGACTGCCTCTGAGGCCGCCGCTCACAACGCCGCTACGACAGCCATCAAGGCTGAGACAGCCGCTCAGGAGAGCCTGGGCGCAGCACGCAGCGTAGCCACTTCTGCGGCCTCCGCATCCACCGCGGCTACCCGGACCATGGGTGCGGGTATTTCGGCCGTCTCCGGGGCTATGGCGGCCGCTGGGACCGCTGTGAAGGGCTTCTTCGCCTCACTCGGTCCGGCTGGTTGGGCATCCCTCGCCCTGTCGGCCTTGCCCGCGATCGCGGAGGGATACAACCAGATCGCCAATGCTGAGGAGATCGCCGCTGAGAAGGCCCAGAAGGCCGGTGCGGAGATGCTGTCGGCCATGGGTGGTGCTGCGGAGGTCCAGAAGGCCGTCCTCGCCGACACGCAGGACATCGCCAATGGCTCGCAGCGCAGCCTTGGTGATCTGATGATCTCCGCCGACGGCGCTGGAGACGCCTACAAGAGCGCGTCGGAGAAGTCCTACTACTTCGTGAACGCCCAGGGCGAGATTGTCCGGGCCACGCGCGAGGTCGCCCAGCAGATGGGCTACACCACGCTCCAGATCGGTAAGAACACTGCGGAGCTCATCCGCAACGCGATCGCTGGGTCCGAGGGCTTCAAGAAGCTCACCGGTGACCAGCTCAATGGCCTGAAGGAGCTTGGCTTCGACTGGGGCGAGTACGCTCAGAAGGCAGCGACAGAAGGTCAGGGTGCGGCCTCTGCGTACGTGCAGGGCTTCATCGACCAGCTGAACCAGAAGAAGGCTGACCTCGACGCCGCTCAGACTCAGACCTTCAAGGATCCGAACGCGGTCACGAGCACCAAGGCGCATACTCAGGCGACCGACGACCAGACGAACGCGATCAACAACCAGATCAACGCTCTGAAGGGTCTTCAGGACGCCAACGATGGTGTCGGAGCTGCTGTCTCGCAGGCCATGGGTTCCCAGGACGCCCAGAAGCAGATCCTCCAGGGTCTCGGCCTGTCGGCGGATGAGGCCAACGGCGCGCTCCAGGGGATGGGTGATGCGGCGGACGGTAATGCCAGCGCAGCCGACAAGGCTGCGGAAGCCTGGGACAAGTGGAAGTCCGCAGTGGACTCGGCGATCGACAGGGCCTTCGGGTTCGAGAACGCCGAAGCCGCCATGTTCGATGCACTGGATAAGTTCAACCAGGGCCTCCAGGACAACGGCAATGTGATCAACACCACGACTGAAGGTGGTAGGCAGAATCTCCAGAACCTTCAGACCTACCTGAAGGCCGTGGCGGAGAACGCCATGCAGGTCGCCCAGAACCTGGGTCTGACCGGTGCCGAGGCCCAGAAGTACGTGCAGGACTACGTGCAGGCCGCCATCGACCAGATCGGCCAGCAAGGCATCGACACCTCGCAGGTCCAGCAGGCCATGAACAACGTCGGGGCCATGCTCGGCCAGACGATGCCTGGACCGACGGTGGACAACACCCCGACGCAGCAGGGTATGGATCAGGCCCAGCAGGTGGCTCAGCAGGGCGTTGGGGCCGTTGCCGATACGACAGGACAGACGGTGCCCGGTATTGAGATCGACCCCTCGGCCACCCTGTCGAGTGTTCAGGAGCAGCTCGGTATCAGCGAGCAGGGGATGTCGGACATCTACAACGTCTTCAACCAGACGATCCCCGGTGCGAACATCGACGGCTCGACGACGTTCTCCGACCTCCAGAAGATGCTGAGCGCCTCTGACCAGGACATGGGTATCCTTTGGCAGATCATCTCCAAGAACATTAACGGTCCTGGGGTCAATTACAACGGACTCAAGATCGACCTGAAGAACATGAAGGTCGAGACCGACTCCGTTGTCGGGCAGATCATCCAGCGCCTGTCGCTCGCCAAGGCGATGCTTGCAGGCGCCAAGACCGGCGCGGCTGCTGGCAAGATCGGTGGCCAGCTCACCAAGAAGGGTGGCAAGGGCGCGGGCAACGCGAAGGCCGCGTTCCAGTCCGCCATGGGCCGCTACCAGCCGACGCCTCGCAAGTCCCGTGGCGGCGGTGGCGGTGGAGGCGGTGGCGGTGGCGGTCACACGCCTCGTCAGCACACGCCTCGTAGGTCCTCGACGCCTAGGTCTCACACGCCCAGGTCTCACACGCCTCGGTCCTCCTCGCCCTCCGGTGGCTCCTCCAAGGCAAAGCAGAAGGAGAAGTCACCTGCTGAGCTCTTCAAGGACTTCTTGTCGCGTCTCTCCACCGCGATGAAGGAGAGCATGGAGAAGTGGTGGAAGTCCCGCTCTGCGAAGGACAACTACCATTCGCAGCTCAACACCATGAGGAAGAAGATCGAGGACGCCCGCAAGACCATTGCGGACGCCAAGAAGTCGATCGAGGACCTCAACACCACCCTGTCGGAGCAACAGCAGGAACTCCGCGACGCCAAGTACTTCAACGAGATCGCGAAGAAGTACGGTGACAAGGAGCGCATTCAGTCCACTCAGACTGACATCGACAAGGCGAACAAGAACATCAATGATACTCGCTCCCAGATCGCCGATAAGGAGAAGGAGATCGCTGAGGCCCAGAAGGGCATGTTCGCCCTCAAGGGCTACACGCAGGCCGCCATCGAGAACAGGGCTGCGCTCAAGCAGTTGCAGTCCACCATGATGGAGATGATCGAGGCCTATGCTGCCACGGGCGCCTCGAACGAGCAGGTCGCGGCTTATGCGCGCCAGCTCAAGGAGGAGTTCATCAACCAGGCGGTTCAGATGGGCTTTAACCGCGGTGAGGTCACTGAGCTGGCCGGTGGGTTCGACAGTCTGGCGTCCACGATTCAGAGCGTCCCCCGCTCTGTCGAGGAGAGCGTTACCGACAACGGCACGGCTGCTGCAACCCAGCAGGCTATCGAGGATGTCGCCAATGGTGACTACGGCCCGGCGGAGATTCCTACCGAGCTTGATGAGCCTTCTGCCGCGGAGACCGGCGGGGCTCTTGATGACATGGCTGAGCCCCGTGAAGCGGAGTACAAGCCTGATGTCGTTCGCGACGCCAAGAGTTTCGTCCTAGAAGAACTCGATGCCCTGGCCAACGGTGACAAAGCGAATTCCGAGGGACGTCCGGTTCAGTACATCCCGGAGATGGACGAGACCGGCAAGGCCCGCTTCAATGCGGAGGCGAAGGAGATCGCCTTCGACATGTACAAGCGGTACATTCCGACTGCCGCGAACGAGGAGTTCGACGAGACCAAGAACTACCTCGAAGAACTCGCCAAGCCGGAGAACAAGCAGTACCTCCCCGAGATCAACTCGGAGATGTTCGGTCTCACCAAGGAGGACCTCGACGCCCTATCCCAGGAGCGCACGGCGAATTACAACTCCGATGTCGATGACGAGACATACAACACTGCACTGGAGCAGCTGAATGCTGCCGGCGCGGACCAGGATGTCGAGTACAAGCCCGAGGTCAACGAGGGTGACAACCAGGGGACAAAGGAGGAGCTCGACGAGACCGGTGAGCCCCGTGAGGCAGAGTACAAGCCGGACGTCAACGAGGGCGACAAGAACAACACCGACAAGGAGCTCGACGAGACCGCTGAGGATCGTGACGCGGAGTACGAGCCTGAAACGAACGAGAGTAAGAAACGCTCCGTCACTGAGGCTCTGGATAAGGCTGCCGAGAACAGGAAGGCCTACTTCGAAGCGAAGAAGGACGAGGGCTCCTACTGGGGCGTCATGCAGTCTTTCACCCAGTTGGCCACCACGCGTACGGTCCAGTTCGTTGCGCAGCAGGTCGGTTCGGCTTGGAACACGGTCAAGTCCTGGTTCCACAACGGTGGTCAGATTCCGGCCTATGCTAACGGTGGTCCAATCCGGACCCGTGTCGGAATCGCCCTGGGCGCCCCGATCACTGGATTCGCCGGAGGTGGTCCTGCGGGCGGGATGATTCCGGGCAATCCGGGCGGGAACTACCACACGGACAACCTGCTCGCGATGAACCCGACAGGGTCCCTGTTCGCGGTCCGTAGCGGAGAGTACGTCATCAACCGCAGCGCCGTGGAGACCTACGGCTCTGGGATGTTCGACGCAATCAACGCCAGGCGCTACGCCCCGTCCGTGTCGTACTCCGGTGGCGGGATTCCGCGCGGTGGAGTGGACCTCTCCTCTCGGACCATCGCAGCGCTCGCTCGGTCCATGTCGAGCATGATCACACTCGACGGTCGGGTGATCTCCAGTTCGGTTAACCGATACAATGCGGTTAACGGACAGAGGGGGTCGTACTGATGGCAGTCCTGGATAACCGATGCGTGCTCGGGGTCGGAGACAAGAATCTTGTTCTTCCGGCCCCAGCCAAGGACGCCGCTATTCAAGCAACGCCCTGGGGGCAGGTTACCCAGCTCGTCAACGGAGCGAATGGGATGACCCCGTCTCGGTATGCTTCGAAGGCGTACAAGCTCGCTTGGAACGTGATGGCTCCGGCTGACTACGTGGCCCTTATGGACCTGATCTCGACAGCGGGCTCGAATCCTATTCGGTATGTGGACTGTCTGAACAGGCCGGACCTCAACGTCCTATCGCCTTTCCTTGGGAAGCCGTTCCTCCTGGTGGACACCCTGTCGCCTATCGCCTTCGCGAAGGACGGCACGGTACTCGCCCAGATGGACACCCGCTCCGGCACGGGTCCGGAATACGCGTTGCGGATGACTGGCAAGGCTACAACGGCCCCCGCCTCCTATGAGGAAACCGTTCTGATCCCTCCGGGCTACACCTTCTACGTGCAGACTGTGGGGGACGACACGGACAAGTTCGTCTTCAAGGACGGCTCTCCTCTCGCGCCTTACGTGACGAAGAGTACCCCTAATATGTCGGACGACGTGATTCGCACGACCATCAGCATCAAGCCCGCTGAGGCTAATGGTGCGGGGCTCCTACACTGGGTGCGCGGCGTGCTCGATGCGGGCACCGGCTACACGGACAATGACCCGCACGCCCCCTGGTCGCTGTTCACCAACCCGGAGATGAACCCGAGCGGTGTGCTGATCGGTGAGGACACGAGCGAACGAGCCCCTGTCGGCAACGCCCGCTTGCTGAACGTTCGCGACCACTACATCCCCGAGAGGTACTACTCGGACCTGAAAGGTGGAGACAAGATCGACATCGAGGTGAAGGCCAAGGTCCTCAAGGGCTCGAAGCCCTTCCGGGGCGGTGTCCGGTACATCAAGGAGAACGGTACCTCGGGGCTCACCGACGTCGGCCTCCAGAAGCGCGAGGAGCTCGGTGACGGCTGGGCCCAGTGGTCTGGGGGCTGGACGGTGCCCGCCGACGCTGTGAAGGCCGGCCCGTGGCTGCACATCGAGCAGGACGCCTGGACTCCGGACACTCAGATTCTCGTGTGCGACCTGCACGTGAGGAACTCCACGATGATGAACCGGCTCAGCGCGGGTCCGGACATCACATCTTACGCACCGCCCATGGGATTCACGTCGATGATGGTCGATCCTGGCTCGATCCAGGTCGAGTCCAACAAGAGATTCCACAAGGTTGAGTTCTCGGTGAAGGAGGTCTGGCCGTGGCTGTGAGGTTCACAGGAGTAGACAACTCCACGGTTTCCTCCTGGTCCGTCGCTGAGGACGCCACATCGCTCGACAAGGGTGCTTCGGATACCGGGGTTCCTCAGTTACAGGTGCAGGGCGTCGGGTACCAGCCGAACCTGATGACGATGCTCGGGCAGAGCATGACTGTGATCTCGAACGAGTACGGCTCGACCGAGTTCCGTATCACAGACATCGAGGGCTCCGAGTCGGGATGGACCCTCACCGGTGGCTCGCCCCTGTCGGCACTCGTTCAGGCGGGCACCATTCCCAGCATGACTCAGCAGCCGATCGAGGCTGTTATCGAGATGTTCTTCAACGCCGTGGGGATCAAGCGTTCGCAGTACATCTTGGAGATCGACAAGTCGCTGCTGAAGGAGAAGTACGACGTCCCCACTCAGCGGGTTGTCGTCTGGCAGGCCATGAAGCAATGGCTCAGCGCCAACGAGATCGACATGTCATGGGAGGTCGGCAGGCTTCGGTTCCAGCCACTCCGCAATCGGATCATGTACGTGAACGACGTGGTCTCCGGCTACAACCACACGATGAGTTCTTCGCAGAAGGTGAAGAACATTGATGTGAACGTCTACCACCGACGCGCCTTCAGGCATGACGTGATCTGGCCCCCTGCGCCCCTGCTCTACCCGGATGCAAAGACGACGTTCGGACAGACCGACACACCCGTGATCACGGTGAACGCGGGCGAGCAGACGGTGACCACGCTCCAGCTCCCCTGCGAGGTGTCCTCCGTGCGGCAGCCCCGTCAGGTCATGGCGATCCCGGTTGTCAACAAGGCTCCGCTGGTGGACAACCAGAACACGCCGAACGGTATCTACATGGTTGTCGGCAAGGACAACAAGGCGATCACCCCCGCTCAGTGGTACGACATGGGCGGGGGCCTTGAGGTGCGCCTCAACAAGGACAAGCGCTCTGTCGATGTCATCGTCACCGGCATGCTGTTCGACGAACTCAGCCCCTACCGCATCTGCGAGTCCGACGGGAAGACTGATTACAACGGACTCTTCCTGCTCGGCGAGAACGGCACCTATGTCGATATCGAGACGGTCCCCTTCCACACTGGCACACCTGGCACGGATGAGGAGCAGACGATCGACAACCAGTGCATCACCACGCGCACTCAGGCCTATCATGCGGCCCAGTGGGCCGCAGACCAGTACAGCGGGCATGCCTTGAGCTCCACGTGGCAGGGTGCCAACCCGCTCCGGGACACTGAGGCCAACGGCGAACGCCAGGTCTTCGGTCGCCTCGCGGGAGTCCGATACAAGCAGGATGGGCACTGGTGGCGCGTATCGAATGCCTCCCTGTCGGATAATAATGCTCAGTTGACCTCCGCCAGAGACACGACACTGGGCGACGTCCAGCGCGTCTACCCGAAGGTTCGGATGCTTTCCGGCGGCGGCCAGACGCTTCAACAGATCAGCGACAAGGGGATTCTATGAGCCGGGACTATGAGGGTCACCTGTACCCCGCACCGAATGTCTCGAAGCAGACGCAGTCCTGGACCTGCGCCATCGAACGGAAGATCAACAAGCTGGAGCAGCGAACCAGCGACGCTATCGTCTCTGCGAACCACGCCGCGAACCGCTGGGCGCCCATGGCTGGTGAAATCGCGCAGATGCGCGACAAGCTCGCGGACAACGAGTCCATCGAGCGCGTGTCGCGCCTTGCCCAGGACGCGGTGACTTGGTCCACCCGTCCGCCGGTGAACCGCACCCCAGGTGTGCAGAAGGAGAAGCCGGATTACCCACTTCACCCCAATGCGGTCTGGTACGTCTACGTCGGAGACAAGAACAACGTCACCGAGATATGGCGTTGGGAGCAGGCCTCCATGAAGCGCGTCGGCGACAAGGTCGAGAACTTCAAGCTCGACATGGCCGGGAAATGGGTTCGTCAGACCTATGGAACGGGCACGTTGGGCGAAGGCGCTGTCGATCTGAAGAACCTCTCCAAGTCCCTGTCGGACAACCTGGAGGAGGCCCACAACGGAGTCGTCCAGCTTCAGAAGCGCGCCGATGAAGCCGACAAGAAGTACGACAAGACCAAGGCCGACCTTGAGAAGCAGATCAAGGACATCAAGGAGAAGGCCGGCAGCGACGGCCGTGTGATCGTCTCGCCGACTGAGCCCGCCGGAGCCGACCGTGTCGAGGGCAACCTGTGGATCAACACAGCAGATGGGAAGAATGAGCCCTACCGCTACGACAAGGCCACGGACAAGTGGGTTCCGATCAAGGACCCGGACATCGTCGAGGCCGCTAAGAAGGCCGCCCAGGCGCAGACTGAGGCGAACCAGGCGCTGAAGAAGGCCCAGGGCCTGGAGGATATGGCGACGGCCGCCAAGCTTGCTGCGGAGCAGGCGCAGAAGAGCGCGGACGGTAAGAACACCATCTTCTACCGGCCGGACAAACCGCCGCTCGCTGGACGTAAGCAGGGCGACCTGTGGTTCGACACGGATGACAGTTACAGGATGTACTCCTACGACCAGTCCCGTCAGGACTTCGTGGATGTCACCCCCAAGACCTCCATGTCGGATGAGGATCGTGCTGCGCTGGAGCGTCTCCGCTCGGGCACCTCGGACATCTTGGAGGCCACGTTCCCCGTCGCCTGGACTACGGCCGCGACGCCTTCGAACTGGCGTATCGAGACTGATTATCCGGGGCGCTACCACTGGGTCGGTGGCGACACATCGGGTGGAGCCAGGCGTCTGCTGATCCTTCCGCCGAAGGTGAAGCGCGCTACGAAGAACGACACGTACACGTTCGCGTTCTCGTTGAGGAACGAGTCCGCCCAGACCGCCCAGTTCCAGGTGGGCTTCGACTTCTATTCCGACAACGCGTGGAAGCGCAATGTCAACCCGAGCCCGAACGTCTTCGTGGTTCCTCCGGACGGGCAGTCGCACATCTTCAAGACGACCATCATCGCGGCCTATGACCCCAACAATCGGGAGAACGTGGTGGTCCCGTGGATCGACGGTCTGTCGTCCCTGGCGAACAACGTCTGGCTCATGGGCGTCGAGATGACGAACAACGACAACCTCCAGGCCAGGCTCGCCCAGGCCAGTCAGGGTGTCGCCGACACGTTCCGTCGTATTGAGGGTCAGGTGCTCACGTCCCCCTACCCGCCGTCGAAGGGTATCGTTAATACTTCTGTATGGATGTCTCCCGACGGTAAACTGTTCCGCATGAGGAAGGCGGGGAAGGAAGACTAATGCCTTACGATCGGAACGCGAACTGGGTTGACGGCGAGGGCGCCCAGGCCACGCCCATCACTGCCGTCAAGCTGAACAAGGTCGAGGATGGCGTTGTCGCAGCGTCCAAGAACGCTGAGGCGGCAGTTGCTTCTGCGGCCGAGAACAAGACCGCGGTGACTAAGGCTCAGGCCGACGCTACCCAGGCCCTGAAGAACGACGCGGATCATTGGAACTCCGCGCAAGCCACCTTCGCTAAGTCCACTGAGCTGAAGGCCGTCCAGGATGATATCAATACGCTGAAGACCTACATCGACGGCAACGAGTTCCTGATCAAGTTGGAGAAGTACTTCCTCCGACCTTTCACCAACGGGCCCACCGTTCCTGTCGGCGCGGTCTTCGCCTGGGTCGGGGTGCAGGTTCCGGAGAACTACTTCCTGTGCGACGGGCGCAAGGTCAATAAGTCTCAGTACCCCCAGCTCTACTCGGTATGCCGTAACCTCTACGGCCCTGAGGAAAGGGACAACTTCGTGCTGCCCAACCTTCAAGGTATGGTTCTTGTCGGGCGTGATGAAACCAATTCAGTGTTCCGGAACCTGAACAATAAGGGTGGCGAGATCACTCACACTCTGACCGTTGCGGAGATGCCGTCGCACGAGCACAAGCTCGGTAACCCTTCGGTGGCTAACTGGGGCGATATGGGTATCTGGGGATCGAATGTCTCCGGAGGTACCCAGTGGAACATCGCCTCCGGTACGGCTGGTGGTTCTATGGGTGAGCTGAAGGCTCAGCCCGTCGGTGCGAACAACCCGCACAACAACATGCCCCCGTACACGGTTCTGAACTACATCATCCGGGCGAAGTGACATGGGCTCTTACGAGTACATCACTTGGCCCGGCAATCGAACGACGCCGGGTCCTGACCTGTTCCCCGGCTGGAACCCATCTGCTCACGGCTCTCAGGTTGTGCATGGGCACAACGGCTCGGAGTGGGTCGAGGTCGATCCGAAACAGGACCCCGAGGCGTTCAACATCGCCAAGCGTGCGGACAAGCTTCGCAACGACATCCTGGAGATGGTCCGACAAGACGGCGGGCGTGTCTTTTACTACGACGGCGCTGGTTTCCCTCCTCTTCGTGGGTACAACCCGGGAGACACAGCGCGTGGCCGTGAGCCCAAGACGGGCTCCATACTTGTCGAGTATCGCTGGAGCGGACTGGAATGGATCCAGCAGCGCTTGACCGATGGCATGATCTCCACCCTCGATGTTGGTAAGCTCACGGCGGGCACGGCTCAGATTCAGAAGGCCGTTGCCGACACGATCTGGGCCGGGATCATTCAGGCAAAGTCCATTGTCGCCAACAAGATCACCGGCGAGCTCATCGAGGCGAACACGATCCGTGGTGTACACATCGCCGCGGGTTCGATATCCGCGGACAAGCTCCAGGCCGGTTCCATCACCGCTGAGTCCGGAGTGATCGGGAACCTCGACGCGGGTACCATCACGACGGGTCAGCTGAATGGCCAGCGTATTGCTGCTGGCTCAATCACCGCGGCTAAGCTCGCGGCGGGTGCCATCACTGCGGACAGCGCTGTGGTCGCATCCTTGGATGCGAACAAGATCGTCACGGGTACACTGAACGCCTCGCTGATCGACGCTGACACTCTGAAGGGCCAGACCTTCATCGGTGGGCGGTTCATCGGCGGTGACTTCCTGCTCGACCCCGAGAAGACAAGACAGAATATTCGCTTCGGTACGGGATCCAATCTGCCGGTCATCGACAGCAAGCAGTCTATCAACGGGCGCATTTCCGGTCTGCTCGCATATGACCCCGAGACCGACAAGCCGCAGATGGCTATCGGCATCTGGTCCAAGACTCCGTTGGTGAATCTCTACCACACCTTCGGCGATACTCTCCGTGTCGGCACGCAGCTTACGCCAGGTCGTATTGAACTCACCCCTTACGGTGGGTACCCGGGGCAGTGCTCTCGTATCTCGGCTATGACTGATGGCCTGCGCTTCAACGCCTTGGACTTCAACGCGAACGAAAAGGACCTCGCGCAACTCAACCTGTCGAAGCACACATTCCTTGTCGAAGGCAGCTACGACTCGAACCGCATCCGTGGTTGGCACCTCTCCATGTCCCCCACGAACTCGTACTTCATCACGAAGGGGGTTCTCAACTTCCAAGCCGGTAAAGCCGTCCACTTCCGTGGCCAGGGGAACTTCCTCGACGGGCTGACCGTGAGCGGGGGCTTCCACGCCAACCAGCCGAAGACCTTCGTGGAGGCCCACCCGCTCGACAAGGAGAAGATTCTCGTCCACGGGTGCACTGAGTCCCCGCACGATGGTATCGAGTACTGGGGCAATGAGACCCTTCCGGAGTCCGGACGTATGACCGTGTCCCTGCCCGATTACTTCGAGCCCCTTCACCGGCCGGACGTCCCAGTCTCCGTGTTCGCCTCGAATGGCGTGAAGGTCCTCGGCCCTGTCGAGGGTGGTGAGTTCGAGGTCGAGGGCGAGGCGGGCACCTGGTTCTCCTGGCAGGTCAAAGCGGCCCGTCGGATTCCAGGGGGTAACGTCACTCGCGCGGAGATTACCCGCAAAGAAGCGATAGACTCAGGCTATCTGAGCAAAGAGTTCGTGGAGGGTCTTACATGGGAGCTATAGACAGCAACGGGGTCTACAAGTACTCCGCGGACGACACGGTCAACACCTGGGAGAACTTCCTCAACCTGGGTATGAACTCCGTGTCGAACGCTATCCAGAACCTCCGGTACAACGGGGTCTATTGCGTGACCAACATCCAGGGCGCTACGACCAAGCGCATGGAGCTGGAGCGCACCGGTCTCAAGCCAACCACCGACAACCCGTTCCTCTTCTACCTGAAGAACAACGGCAAGTTCATCACGTGGGACGGCGCTGGCTGGAAGATGAATGGTGATTCAATCGCCTCCTGGATGGTGAACGGCAACGAGACCTTCACCCCCGCTACGCCCTGCTACGGAAGAATCCTGTGGGGCAAGCAGGGTGAGGAGTCGAAGTTCCGACAGGAGATGGGCGTCTCAGTCCTGCGGATCACCGAGTGGTCCTACTACGGCAACGACCAGACCACAGACTCCGCCTTCGCCTACCTGCCATTGAAGAACACCTACACCGGCGTTGCGGTGACCCTGATCACCAACGGCAACGCGGAGGAGTGGCCGGGCGCCTTCTCAGCCGACAACAACAACTGGCACCAGTTCGCGGAGAATGACGGCACGATCAAGCGGATCAGGATCATCGTCCCCCGGGGTATTGTTGGTCATCTCATCACGACGAACTACGTCATCTACGGGTGGGTCAAATGAGAGCCTACGTCTCCGCCCCGCCATGGCAGCGGCACCTCGACAGGTTCTCCCGCGCCCTGTCGTACGGCTCCCTGTCGGCCTACGCCATCTCGCGTCTGCACGGCCCCCGTCACTTCATGGACATCCCGGAGCTCGCGCTGCACTACCACATGCTGTTGTTCCTGGGGATTTTCGTCACGGCACTGTTCGCTATGATCTTCGTCCTCCGGCGCCTGTCGCAGTTCGAGTACGTGGCTCTGACACCGCTCCTGGGCTTCATGGCAGCCAGCGGTATCATAGCCCTGAACGGCCCTGGGTCCCGACCTCATGCGCTCCTACTGTGGGCTCTGTGGTTCTTCCTGGTTGCACGGTGGAACGTCCTCCACTCTGCTGTGAAACGTGCTCGTTCAGTCCAGGACGCGAAGGATGCGATCGAGCGGAGGCTCTGAGGTGAGCGCCACAATTACATCGATTATCGCGCTCGCCACAGCCCTTGCTGCGTCCATCCCCCAGATTATGAAGGTCCTGGCCGACAGGAAGCGGGGCATCCGGGAGTCCGAGCTCCAGAGATCCAAGCAGGATACGGAGACCTGGGCTGAGATCATCAAGGCCAAAGACTCCCTACTCAAGCAGTACACCGATGAGTTGACCCGGCTCCACAAGCGCGTCACTGAGCTTGAGGTCGAGCTCGACAAGGAGTAACAAGAAGACCCCCGGCGGCAACCGGGGGTCTTCTCATGCAAACCAGGAAGATGTCAACACGCTTCAAATGTTGGATGGGCTCAGTGTATCAGCACTCGATGGCCTTGTCTAGGTACCACCTCGCCTTCTTGAGATCCTGCTTCTGGTCGTCCTTGCGCCCAGCCCGGAGCAGGTACTTGCCGACCTGCCACAAAAGAGGCTCCTTGTCGAACGCTGCCATGAGCACATGGAAGACCTCGACATCGCCGACGTTCTCCACCTGCTCAGCCAGAGCGTTGCCGAGCCACGAGTAGTGCTTCGGAGCGTTCACAACGTCGGACTTCTCCTCGACAAGGGCCATCTGCTCCAACGGCATCCGCGCATAGCCCGAACCGGCGCACACGAAACCGAACTCGTTGACGTACAGGTAGTTGTCGATCTGCAAGCCGCCTTGTCGAGCGTCCCAGGTCCCGATGATGTTGTGCTCCGGACCCATCGCGTCTTCCTCGGGCTCGATGAGGTTCTCAGTCACGGCGTGTTGGATTGAGACGATCTGGGAGATCATCCGCTCGATGTCGTCTTTAGTAACGCAACGAGTCTTGCGCGCGAACGTGTAGCCGTTGTGCTGCACACAGCCGACGAGCATGTCGTTCTTGTAGTGCAGAGCCATGACACACGGCGTGTCGAGCACGTTGAAGTCGTATCGGTACATGAAGGGTTTGTTGTCGAGCTCCACGTGCTCCTGTCCGGCAGCATAGCCGAACTGGTCATCACAAATCTCGCGGAACCAATCAATAGGCATTGACATGACGTCCTCCCATTCGTGCGGCCAGACTGGCGTCATGGCAGGTCTTGATCGAGTAGTAGTAGAAGTGACGTGCTGCGTCCCGCACGTCGTCAGCATCAGGGCAACCGACGTGCTTGCCTGTGGGCCAGAAGCCCAAAGCCTTGAGCGCCTTGTCGGTGATGACACCCTTGGCCTGACCAGGGGTCTGCCAGATGATGCGAGCCTTCGGGTTCCATGCTGTCGCGCAGTACGACAGGGCGCTGTTGACCTTGACGGTGGTGAGGTCAGCACGGAACTTGTTGTTGGGCCGCAGATCGAACTGCTCGATGACGAGGGTGGTCGGCTCGCTGGTGAGTTTGGTGAGGAGCTCGGTGACCGTCTCCTCCCAGCGCTCGCTGCGGAACTGGCCGAAGTCGAGAATCTCGGAGCCCTCGTCGTACGGATCACTGGGCTGCTGACCCAGGACCCAACCCGTCGAGACACCAGCATCGACAGCCAGGATGCGCTCACTCATCGGTCTCCTCCTTTCCGGTTACCTTGTTCACTGATGTGTACCGGGTGCTGTACGTGTGGAATCGGACGTTGACCTCGGGGAACTCCCAGGTCACCCTGCACAGCCCCTTGTCGTTGGGCGGCTCGATGTCGATGAGAGTGGCAGCCAGTTCGACGGGCATGAGCACCTTCTCGCCGATCTTGAGCGAGCCGAGGGCTTGTGGCTGTGTCTTGAACTTCATCGGTTCTCCTTCTTGTGTTCGTTGATCCACTGTGAGATCGCGGCGGATGCAGGCGGTACAGGCTGCCAGATGGCCCACAGCCGGCAGGCGTCCGCGACGACCTGGTCGCGCCTGGCATCAGTGGTGGCGTTGTTGTAGCTGTCCTCTAGGACGGCGATGAAGCGGTCCACTGCGAATGGAAGATGCATCAGAGGTGCTCCGTCTCGAAGGTGGCGTCCAGGTCCTTGTCGGAGTAGAACTCGACGTTCTTGTCGGGCCAGATCACCATCCACTGTCCGTAGAAAAACTCGGGGTCGCGGAGGCTGACACCGTAGCGACGGGCGACAGTGCGGGCCGCTTCGATGGAGCGCTCCTCGATCTTGATGGCCCAGCAGGTTCGCGGGCGCGGACGAACGAAGCGCTCGACCAGTGTGTCGTCAGGATGTGCGGGGTAGTTCATGGTTAGTCCTTCCGGTATCTCTGTGTCGTGTAACCGGCCGCCTCGACCGGCAATCCCTCTGCCCAGTCCGGTAGGTCGCACATGAGCGAGGATAGTCTCTCTACGGTCAATCCGCCAGTAGTCTCTGTAACGATCTCATCATGAACGTGCGTGACCGTGCGGAATCCGGCTCGCTCGACGTTGACGAGGGCGTGCGTGAGCAGGTCCCTGCCGATGGCCTGGATGATGTTCTCGACCTGCGTTGGACCCCCGACGATGCGGCGCTGCGTACCATTGCCCACCACGGCGTCGCAGACCCACGCCCGACGACGGTAGGGCAGTGGCCTACCGTTGCGATCTTTGGGTTGGACGTACTCGCGGCGACAGTTGTGGTAGACGAGCGCCCTGCCCGACGGGAGCCAGACGTAGCGGTCGTTGCCCACAATCTCGACATCCACGGGGATTCGCCTTGACGCAGGGCCGCCCTTGTCGAACGCGGTGTGGACCTGCTTCCACCACGAGACAATGTGCGGATGCGCGACTCGCCAGGTCTCGACCAGTGAGGTGAGCCCTTCCCAGATCACTTCATCAGGCGTGCCCTTGGGGTAGATCTTCGCCCCACCAAGGTTGAGGAGTGCTCCGGCTCCTCCGCCGAAACCGCAGTTGTGGACGAGTACGTTCGACACGGTGAAGCGATGCCTCGGGCCAGCGTTCAAGATGTCATAGACCGCAACCGTTGTTCGATCGTTCTCCAGTTCTTGCGCTTCTCCTTCACCGCAAGACGCGCATGATCGATAATTTCCTCTCGGGAGAATCCCTGGCGAATCTTCTTCCGCACTACGCCCTCCGCATAAGGCCAGTCCTCGGGACGGTACTCCTCCAGAATGGTATTCCGTCTGTTGGCCATGTTCTGCGAGCGAGTCGCCCATCGAAGGTTCCCCGGAGCATACCCCTTGTCGTTGTCCACACGATCGAGTTCGTGCTTCGGTGGTCGTTTCCCCAGGTTCTCCAGAATCCAGAGCCCTGCCTCGGTCACCGAGGGGAAGTCGAAGGTGATTCCTCTCGCTCCGTAGTGCTTCCAGTTCGGATCGTGAGGATTCGTGCACCTCTGCTTGGCTGCGGTGAGGATTTGGTCCAGGTACCTCGGAAGAGCGCGTTGACTGCTGCACGACTGGCAGCCCTTCGAGCGACCCGAGCGCAAGCTTTCCAGGTTCGACCACTGCTGTCGTCCGCATCCGGTACACTCGGTCAGCATCATCGGTGTGTGCCAGCCCTTCCGGGTGTATCGAACTTCCGGACTGATGATCTTCACCCATCCATACTGGAGTCCCATTCGATCCGGTGCGAACGAGACGTGCTCCGCAGGAGGCGGCGTAGTCGAATCGTACCGTCCGAGGTTCCCCCTCGAACGAGGCCCATACTTTGTGGTCCGGGGTCGCGGTGAGTCCGCCATAGCGCATCACTTCTTTCTGTCCTTTGTAGATGACACCATCGTGCCGCACAAACTCTACCCCATCCCAGACTTTATCTGCAACGCCAACGTTTTCGATCGGCACAAGGCCTCGATCGGTGAGAACCAAGGAGCCTTCGGCAATGCAACCGAGAGTAGCGGATTTCCCGCGCTGCCGATCGAACCCTGCTTTCTCTCCACCCATACGTTCCGCTGTGGCGACGTAGATGTCCTCTCCATTGCGGAAGGACTCCAGGACACTGTCCTCCCCAGCAGCCCAGGCAGTGAGACGGGCCTCGATGGCGCTGTAGTCTGACACGGTGAAGGGTCCCACGAGCAGCGGACGCACGAGCTTCTTGAGGTCCTCTGAGCCCACATGCACGCCAGCTAGGAGCCTGTCGATCGCAGCCTGCTCGGCCTTCGTGTCGTGCGCCCCTTCCACGTCCGTGAAGTGGTCACGAGGAAGATTGTGCGGGCTCAGCACAGTGCCAGAGTTTCCGGTCACCCACACTGAACCCTCACGACGGACGAGGAAGAAACCCGATGTGGTACGAGCGCAATGCACTAGGCCTGAGTATTCCGAGGTAGACCACTGGTTGCGACCATTTCCATTACGGAATTCCGTCCCAGGACCCGGAGAGAACCAAAGGTTAGCAATCCACGAAGGTGACCAGCTTGGATTCCTAGAGTCCGCTTTCTTCTGATGCACTCGGCAATACATCCCCGACAGGTGGGCGAAGGCCTGAACAAGATCGATGTTCGTCTTGTTCGTCGAGTAGTACTGCGCAGAGTTGGCACCCGAGGAGGCCCACGAGCCATCCCAGAACACGAGCTCCTCGAAAAAGATAGACGGGTTCGAATCAAAAATCCAAGGTCCGAAAGTCTTGTCCTTGAACATGAGAAGCCACAAGGGGCAGTCCTGCGCTCTAATAGAGAATCGAGTATAGCCAGTCTTATAATCCTTCCGTTCAGCGTACACGATCTCCGCACCTCGAAGTAGGTGACGGCACCGCTCAACCTTCCGTTGCTTCCTGAAGGCCAGTCTCACCCCGCCATCAGCGGGATATGTTCCATCAGCTTGCACCATGAGCAGGACGCGAAGATCATTATCTCGGATTTTAGTTGACACTCGTCGAGAACCACGGATGTAGTGGAAGAATCTCTTGCCTGCAAGTTTGGAAACCGGAACCTTCTCGATTGAGCCATCTCGCTCACGGATTGGCATGTCATGGTCCGGGGTACTGATCTGATGAATTCTTGTAGAGTCAATATGAACCATCTCGCCGGAGTACGGGAAGTGAACAGCCTTCGCCTCCGAGAAAGCTATCTGTTCCCCCACAGGGTTCCAAGTTGCGATGCGGCCCCCAGTCCAGTCCTCGATCCGCAACCAACCAGATGGAGTAAGAACCTCGTGATCCCCTGTCAAGCACATACGCCCCGTGTTAGCATTGCTGTACTTGATCGTCCCACGCAACCGACCATCGGAGTTCGTCGAGCCCTGAGCGATGACGTACTTGGTCGCTGCTGACAGGGCCGCTAATTGCTTGCGCTCCACAGCCTCACGAACCTCATCCGGGAGATCGTCACGCTCCAGGAGCTCAGCGACATGTGCCTTGTCGATGGACTCCATTTCGAAGCCCTGATCGGCGAGCCACCTCTTGAACTGCTGCACACTGTTCGGGTTGTCCAATCCCGTGATCTCCTTGACCCGAGCCAGGTCCTTCTTCTTGTTGGCCTCATACTGACGATGAGCCGCGCCGGCCAGCGCCGTGTCAATCTTGATGCCCCTGTCGTTGATTCGCGTGGCGGTGATCCAAGCCTCGTACTCCTCCGCAGACGGGAACCCCTTGCCGAGTCGGTAGATGTTGTCGCGCATAGAGATGACATCCTGGCGGTTGTACTCGACGTAGGCCTCCCAGTCCGCGGGACGCTCCTCGGGCAGCGTCCTACCGCCCTTGCGGTTGGGTACGGAGAACATGTTGATGAGCCGCCCACCGGCCTCGTCCTTGGCCTCACCCCCGACGACCTTGCAGAACCCCTTCAAGGATCGAGGGTAACCCCACAGCGAGGCGAGTACGGCCGTGTCGATGTACTCCTCAGGGTCGATGTACGTGCCGACAGGGAGACCCTTCAGCGCGCTGAAGTTGATCCGCTCGAAGTCGCTGTTGTGCGCGATCTTTTTTACGGCTGGGTCGAACAGTCCGGGAATTCCGGAGATTTCCTCATGACCATACGCGGTATGAATCTCGCCCAAGCCAATGCACCATGAGCAGATGAGGATCATCCAGTGTTCATCCTCGACGTATCGATAGACGGTGTTCTTCTTCAGATCGACAGTCGAGTAGGTCTCGATGTCCAGGTGGAGCTCGGACCCATCGAAGATGTCCTCGAACCCGTACGAGTTCTGCGAGCGACCCTCAGTCCTCGCCGCCCTGTCGAGCTGGTCCAGGTTCCAAGTCCCAGGAGCACCGAAGGCCCCCACGGTGAACCTGTTGCCCGGCGTGGCCCGGTCAGTGACCTCGATTGGACCCTCGATGCCCGCGTCCTTCTTCGCCTGCTGGAGCGCAACGAACTGCTCGCCCGTCAGGCCATTGACATCTGGTACCAGTATCTGCACGGTTCCCTCCTCACTGGTTGGTACATATGTATAGTACACAGAGAGAACCCCGGGCCGCAACCCGGGGTTCTCACGAGTCAGTCTCGTTGCTTGAGTGAGACCATTCTGACCTTCTTCCCTGCTTCGTTTCTCACAACCGGTACGGCGAGACGTCCCATACGAGCCCCGGCATCAACGATCTCATCAGCCCGTCGGGTGTTGTCGATCCGACGGAGAAGATGCCCCAGCACCGTGTCGCGTGTCGCGGTCTTGTTGGGCTGGGCCGCCAGGAAGGCCTCGACCTGCGCGACGTCCTTGCTGATGTCGGAGTCCGCAGCGCAGGCGACGAACGCCTCGAAAGACTTCAGATGAACCTCCGCCAACTGAACGGCCTTCACCGCATGGCGCATCTTAACTGTGTGCTGCTGCTCAGCGGCGGCGATCAGAGCGGCCATACGCAGGATCGACAGACCCAGACGCTCAACGCAGGGGACTAGGTACTCGCTGTACAACGGGTGCTGGTCCGCGAGAACTGCACACATGTTCCCTGCGTCCCGGATACGATCCAGAGCCTTCTCCTCGAAGGCGATGAGAGCACGCGCGTCCTCACCCTCAACCGTGAAAGGCTCCAGAGCCTCGCGTTCCTGACGCCAGTGGTGCTTAGCGAGTGTCAGAACCCGAAGGTTTAGGTTGAACATATTGTCCTGCCGTCGGAGCGTCTCGTCATCTGTGTCCGACATGATGGTGAAGTCGTCCATGGTCCTTGCAGGATCGAACTCCGTGGACTCGGGCAGAACGGGTAGACACCTCGGGACGAACCCTGAAGCGATCTTTTCCACCTTCAGGTTCCCCGCAGCCTGGTCCAGGATCCCCATGCACAGGATAGATAGGGAGAACGGCGTCTCCTTACGGTACTCGTGACCCTTCTGCTTCCGGGCTATCGATGGTATGTAGCCATCGTAGGCTTTCGTGAGGAATCCGATCTCGCCATCCATGTACGATCCGGAGCGCATGGCCCGAGCGAACAAATCCTGTACCTCATCCAGGATCACGAGGAGTGACTCTCCGGGTCGCTCCCCGCAGTGCTGGGCCAGGGCCTCGGGCGTGTGATCCTCAGGGCCGATGAGATCCAGGTTGAACTCCGCCCCGACACGACGGAGGAAGTGCTTCACATAGCTGGCCGTGGTTGACTTCTTGTCACGCGTCGTTCGCCCCAGAAGGAGCGTGTAGAGGTTGCAACTCAACCTGCCGAACGACGTGCGGATCCGGATGTCCGATCCGAGCACAGCGGAGAGGATCGACAATGCCGCCGCGTAGTTGAACTGCTTCGATGTGCGTGACGACATGTCATTCATGTACTGAGCCAACGAGTCCACCACAGTATCCTGTGGGACGTTATCGAACTTATCATTGATCAGGTGAATGTCGCCCCAGAACAATCCATTGCGCTCATCCTGCAACCGGGGAATACGGATCGACTCCCCGTTGATCGCCTCAATAGCAATCGCGTCAGCAAGATCGGCTTGGACCTCCTGGTCATCATCCCAACGTGCCTTGTCGCGCTGAATCTGAATCCACAGGTCACTGTCCGGACGGCCGTCGCGTTTGTACTTGTTGCAGCCAGCGTCCTGAACAACAGTAAAGACATCAGCGAGCTCGACACCGGCCTCGAACAGGGAACACTCCAGGGAGTACATGAGTGCCGACCAGTCATCCGATGGCAGAGGATCATCTGCATACAGCGCCGCAATCTTGTTGTCTTTGAGGCGATTAATGATCGCCATGGCCCCGTCCTGATCGACCTCAGGCATCTCCATGATGAGATCGACCTTCGGCGTCGAAGCCGGGGAGTACGCAGCTGTGAACTCCCTGACCGAGTAGGACTTCCGGTCGTTGAACTCGACGGAGACCTGGGTTGGGAGCCCGTACTTGGGCTTCGTGTTCAGGGTCCCGGGCACGCGGAGCTTCTTCGCCAGCGGCCATCCTCGGTCCACACCCGTGTCAGCATGCGTCTGGTAAACCCCTCGGTTGAGTTGCTCGATGTCGAGGTTCCCCTGAGAGCGGTAGTCCGACAGGCGCCAGTAGGCGTGGTAGTGCTCAGGGCTGGACTTCACGAGCACCGTGGGCTCCAGGAACAGGTCGTCCGGGTGAAGGCCATCCAAGTCAGCGTAGACGCAAGCCAACTGTTTCACGTTCTTCTTCGTCGCGTGACGTGCGGACGACAGGGTGGAGGGCTTGTGGAAGAGCATGGGTGACCAGTAGACGTCCTTGTCGGACATCTTCTCGACGACCTCGCACATCTTCTCGGCCTCGGTCGGCCAGTGGTACCACTGGCAGCGGGACAACCCTCCGCCAGGGCCCAGGCTCATGATGGGCACCCACCCGTCATCGTCAGGAAGGATGCGCTCGAAGAACTGTTGTAACTGGCTCATGTGTACCTCGATTCTGTGAGACGGCTCGCTGCTACCAACAACGCTAGCAGCCCCCGATGGTTTTGTCGAGGGCTGCTAGCGTATCAGGCGATCGTTACAGGAGCGTGATCTTCGCCGAGGAGGTCTTCTTCGGGTCGAAGGTCAGACGCTTCACCGAGTTCGAGGGGTTCCAGGTGTCCTGAATCGGGTTCCCGCTCTCGTCGGTGACGGGGTCGCCGTTCTCGTCCGTCTTGTAGACGGGCTGGCCGTTCTGGTCGAAGCGCTTGCGGCCCTCGTCCACCGCGATGTCGAGCGTGGCGCCGACGCCCTCCAGGCCCTCCTCGACAGCCTGCACGGTGCTGTCGATCTGGGCGGGGGAGAGCTTGGCCTTAAGCTCGGCCGGGTTGCTCGGCCACTGACCAGCAGCGCCGAAGTACTTGGGCAGGTTGAAGTGGATCTGCTCCTTGCCGGTGCGCTTGCTCTTGATGGTGAAGACAGTGCGGTCGAGCACAGTCTTGCCCGCCTCGGTGTCGTCCCCGTCAACAGTCCACTCGACGACGAGCATCGGCTTCCCACTGGACTTGGACTCGGTCACCTCGACACTGGAGACGTAGGCGTGGTGCTTGCCGGGCTTGATGAGCTCGAAGGCACCACCCTCGCGAGCGACGTCCATGTCGGAGAGATTGATAGACAGCATGCTGGTTCTCTTTCTGTTGTTGGGTTGCTGTTCGGTCAGTTCGTCTTGTTCAAGGCTTGCTTGATGAAGCCGTAGAACTTCGACATGGTGGGATTCCCGATGGCCTCGGGGAACCCGGTGATGCGCTGCTTGGTCAGGGTTGACTTCTCCTGGGTGAACAGCGCGGGCACGAGCACATCCTCCCCGTTCTCGTCCTGTGTGTCAACCCAGGACATGTATCCGACGAAGTCGAACATGGACGGGAGCTTGCGGATGGATTTCTTGCCCTCGAACGAGGGGCTCACGAGCGTGGCGCCGGTGACCTCGTTGGTCTCCCGCTCCGCGTGTGTGATCGCGATGAGCGACACGCCCTTGGCATCCGACAGGGCCTTGATGATGGAGCGCGGCGCCTCGTAGGCGGCGGCCCATGCAGCGAAGGTGTCCTTCGGGTTGATGGTCTGGAAGTGGTTGACCACGAGCTCCTGAAGCTGGTCGAGCGTATCGATCACCACAGTTTTGAACGGGAACTCCCCTCGGTCAATCGAGGGCTTGATCACATTCTCGAAGAGCTTGACGCAGTCGTTCCACGAGTCGCAGTGGATGATGGTGGTCTTGTCGAGGTCGCCCCACTGGCCCAGCGGCATGGTGCCGTTCTCGAAGTCAATGTACAGCACAGGCGCCAGATCCTCGCACTTCGAGGCCGTAGCAGCGAGCGAACTCTTTCCCGTACCCGCCAGGCCGAACAGGAGCAGCGAGAACGTGGAGAGGTCCTCGGGCTGCACCTCCCTCAGCCCTGACTTCTTGAACAGGTCGTTGAATGTTGACATCTCAACCCCCGAAGATGACGGTTCCGATGACCAGGGTGACTACCCCGGCGAAGATGACGCTCCCGATGACGATGCCCTCACCGATCATGAGGAGCCAGTCGTCCTTGTCGGGACGTCGGCGGTTCTGTCTTGCGTGACGCATCTCAGCCTTTCATGTAGTGGATCGGTCTGTACTTACTACAGTAGAAGCACTCAGGGGCGCTGTCAAGGGCTGTGATCAGATCGTCACACTCGCGCGCCTTCTTGTAGATTAAGCCCGCGCGTCCCAACGCGTAGATGGCGAGGTCCCTGTCGTAAGGCATCGACAGAGCGGTGAGCTCGGACTCGACCACATGAACCGTGGCGTCCCGAGGAAGGAGTAACAACGTAACTGTGTTCACGTCGTAGCCTCGGTCCTCCATGCCCTTTCCGTACAGGCAGAGCTGGATGTAGTACTGGAGGAACTGAGCTGCTCCGTAGTCCTCGACGATGGCGTCGAAGCCATCCCGCTGGGACTTGCGATACAGCCGCTTGAACGCGTCCCGCTTCTTCAAGGAGACGAGCTTCCAATCCATCACCTCCCCGGCCTCGATGTCGAACCTGTCGAGTGTCCCTTTGATCGGACCGTAACCTCCGACATCACCGACATGGATCGGCTGCTCCACGAGAACCTCGGACTCCCGCTCCATGTCGCGACTGCGCTTCTCGCACAGCAGGTGGAACGCCGTCCCGAGTAGCGGGGCGATGGGCGTCTTCTCGTTCTCTCCTGGGCGCTTGATACCCATCAAGTCTTCGCCCAGACATAGGTCGCAGCACTTGCCTAGACCCGAAGGTCCGACACGGCGCTGCTTGTCCCGTTCCGATCGTGTAGTCAGAAGACGGCGAGCACGATCAATGGCTGCGGTAGAAGTCAAGAGCCTCGGCCTCCTCGATCGCAATCTGCGCTTCCTTGATGAGCTGGCTCATCACGGGATCATCGGAAATCGTCTCGGCCAAGTCCTCCACAAACTCCAGTCGCGGGTCCCCGATATGGACACGTTCAGTGACCAGGTAGGGGCCTCGTATGGCTGCGTCCAGAGCGTTCGGTAGAGACTTGAAGGACCAGGCGACCTCGTTGATCTTGTCGAACCAGACGTCGTATCGTTTCATAGGAAATCCTTCCTGTAGGTGCTCCCACCCTACGGGGTTTTGGCTCCCAAGTCAAGGGAGGAAATCACCCCACGAAGCCGGAGTTTTTCGCGGGCCGTGGGCTCCCAACTCGGCTGGGTTTTTCAGGCAACGCAGAACCGCCCGGCCCCGAAGGACCGAGCGGTTCTCGCCTCCGCAGTTGCGAAGATCACACCGTGTCGAAGAGCACCTCGACGGGGTTCTTCACCTCGTCGATCACCTCCCCTTCCCAAGCCTCGATCTCCTTGCGATACATAGGCCCGAAGATGTTCGTGAGCTTAATGTCCTCGATCCTGATCCTCACACGGAACACACGGAACGGCCGCTCGTACTCCTGCCCCCGTGAGATCGCATGAGCCAATGTCGGGGTGAAGAACAGACCACGATTCAGTGTCGTGCGCTTCTCCTCTGGGATCGACACGGTCCTGCCGACCTCCCACTTAGTGGGCTCGCCGTAGAGTTGTCCTGTAAAACCATCCGCACTTGTCGTCTTGTAAACGAGGTACTCGGTCTCAAAAGAATTCAACGGAAGGGCCAGGCGATTTAGAAACCCGCGGGTTGCGGTGAAAAGGCTTCCTTTATCCTCGTTGCTCCCAAAGCACTGAATCCTCCCGTCGCCATGAACAATAGCGCCCGACTCGTGCTGAACAATTGACATATCAGAGACGGCGTTAACTCGCGAATTCTTATATGCAATAGCCCGTGAAGTGTCGAGCAGAACACCAGATGAATCACCGTAGAACTCCCCGTCCGCGCGATCGAAAAGCATCACACGTGTGCCCTTGCAGGCCTGGAAACTGGCGGAATCGTAGGCCGCCACTCGTCCGCAGAACCAGAGTTCGGTATCAGTAAGATCATAAAGATCGACGTTTCTGCACATCACGAGACGACCCGTTGACCGCCCGATAACGCGCACTCCCTCACAAGCCGTGCAGTCGAAAATGCAGCCCCTAGTGGTGTCGATCTCGACGTCGGAAACATCTTCGAGCTTCGTGTACAAATCACCGATAAGCTCCAGTGATCCTTCCCAGCCCGAAATTTTCAGTTCCGCGTTCCCGAAACCTTCCACCTTGAGATGCTCAATGGAGTCTGGAATCTCAGAGCCGTCAATACATAGGTATTCGTCCCTATACAGCCCCAATTTTTTGTCCTTCGCATTCCCGAAATGCTTCAGGTTTTCCAGGATTTCGTCCCGGCTTCTCTTCCCCCAAGACATGAAATTGTTACTTTTCTGCGATGTTCGGAGCGGTTGTGGTAGCGATCTGATGCTGGTAGTGGGAGCCCAGAGACTCATCCCCGTAGGGAACCAGCGGCGGTGTGTCGAGTTCCAGAATCGACAACTGAGCAATGGCACAGCCGACGGGGAGCTCCAGCGGACGAGCCGCGAGATTGCAGAGCTCCAGCGTGATCGTGCCGTAGAAACCCGGATCGATGAAGCCGGCCGTGATGTGCACCAAAAGCCCGCGACGCGCCCATGAGGATTTTCCTTCAACACGGGCAACGAGATGCGCGGGAACACCCACGCACTCTGTCGTCCTAGCCAGGGCGAACTCCCCCGGCTTGAGGAGGACGGTGTCCGTGATCTTGTCATCGCGGTGCTCGGTAGGCAGTCCAACGTCGCGAACGACATCGCGATGCAGATGCATCTCGACGGATGCAGGCTGAATGGCGCCAGCCGACAGCGGCGTAATGGTGAGCACTCCGCTGTCGAGGAGGCGCGTAATGGTTGTAGAAGAGAGCATGCTCATGCTGGTACCTTTCTGCCCCGGCCGAAGGACCGGGGCGTGGTTGGGTCGGTTAGATTGTGTGTCGAATCGTGAGTGCTTCAGGTATCTCGGTACTATAACTACCTCTCGTCATTCCTATTGCGCGCAATGTTGGTACAGACAATACTTCGTGCTCGGCCAACGCCTTCAGTTCTCCTAGCGTCCATACTGCATCGCGATCAAGCCGCGCCTGTAGGGTTCCCTTCTTCCATCCGACAACGCGCGAGACCTCTGCCGCCCCGCCGTGTCGTTTGATTTCTCCTCTCACTAGCCGGGCTATGCGCTCGTCCTCCTCTGCTACTGACTCGGATAGTGCGCGCCTCACTGCATCTCCGCATTGTGCTGTCGAATCTTCTCGTCGTCCTGCCCAACGACGTGCGCCTCGAACGCTTGGTGCTCGCGGGCGTCCTGGTCGGCCTCGTACTGAACACGGGTCATCACAAACGCCTCGCCGGTACCGTCGCCGTCAACGGCCGGGTCCCAGACGCACACGTCCTCACCATCGGGAAGCGCGCCATCATCCGACAAGCAATGCGCGATGTCTTGCACCTCCATTGCGCCGGTCCGCGAGTGATGCACCGTCCCCAGTGCGATGCCGATGATCGTGCCGACAAGGGCGGGGACGATGATGAAGACCAAGATCTTGTGAGCGAGTGTCATTGTTCGGTTCCTTTCAAGGGTTGGGATTCAGTTCTGAGTGAGCCAGGCCGCCGCCGACTCAGCGTCTTCGGGATCAACCATATCGCGGTGGAGCGTCTCGCGCAACGGGTCACAGGTCTCAATCACGACACTGACCGGGAAACCAATGCTATCGAACCAAGTCACGTCGCAATCGATCCTCTTGTCGTCGGTCCGCACGACCCACTCCTCGACGTAGTCCATGTCGTCCGGAGTCCCCGTGAATCGATGCGTCGTCCACTCCACATCGCCGGGCAGCGCATCGATGAAGATATCCTGCGCTTCTCCGAGTGTCAACATCATGTGCTCCTTCCTGTTCGGTTCCTGCGATGACTCCATACTGCCCCCACATAATGTCGTCGCGCAACCCGTCACTACGTGACCTCGATCACTTATGAATCCTTGGGCCCAGCCCGACACGGGGACTCCGTCGCTGGCTGAAAGCCATTCAGAGTTATAACTACACATTCTGTATAGTTCGCATGTTGGGATTCTGCACCGTGCTTTGTGTCAAAAGTGACCGCGACCACTGAAATGAACTGTTCAATAGGGACCGTGGTCCTAGGTACTGCGTCATATTTCAGGCTCCTAACAAACGCTCGTGTTCACATACTGAGATTTCTCCTCGTGGTGTAGCACTACAAACCACTGAAAACCACCTATAAATCGGTTGTTCAACTCTCAACAACCGCGAGATTCCAACGAATTTGACGGGCATGATCCTCTATAGGCGTCCAACCGAACACCCGAACCGAAAGGGAGCCCACCATGCACGCCACCATCTCCTCCATCATCGCCCGCCTCGACAGCGACGTTTACCTTGACCGCAGCGACGCCATGTACGACATCGAGATGGGCGCCCGGCACATCAAGGCCGCCGATCGGGCCGTCATCGTCG